CTTGTTGGTCTCCAGCTATGTGCTGTGTAACACCCGCATCTTGTAATTTTTGTTGTAGTTCTGGTTTATTTTTTAATAACTGGGCAAGCTGATTAAAGCTATCAGGATCTATGTACACCGCTTCTTTATTGTTAGCGGGGTCTATCATGGCTTCTATTTGTGCTTCCAACCAAGCTTCTGGTTCTGTATACACGGTGCCCGGTTCATTTTCGCCGTAGCGTTCTTTATAAAACTGTTCTAGTTTAGCTTTATCATACTGCTCCTTTACAAGTGTTCTAGCCCTGTCAACAACTTTGTTTGGTGTATTAACAATTCCAGTTACTGTGCCCCCCGCAGCACCAATACCAGCACCACCAAAAAACCCCATAAAAGCCGCTTGTGCTCTATCAAGGCTAGCCATAGATGCCGTGTAGTCATCATCAATTGCAAATTTTTGTTGTACAGTTATTTCTTCTTGTAATAATTCAGTAAGACCTTCAACACCTGAAGATTTAGCAGCACCAGCCCCTAAAGACTGTAAAATAGTTCTGTGGGCTTGACCTTTGCCTTTTTTTATTTGGTTTAAAAAACCCTTAAATACTAAAGCTTCACCACCTACACCTACTGCAGCAAACGGCACACCTAATCCTAACGATTGAAAAGCTTGAACTGGGTCAGTCATATCTTGTTCTGCAAAAGTACCAAAAGCTATACCAGCACCCTGTGGGTATTCTTGGCTTATAGCACCTGCAACTGCTCCACGCTTTGCAAATTTTGCTCTGCCCATTTGTTTTCTATAAACTTGGTAAGCCCCATCTAGCATATCGTTTTCATCTTTATCAAGAGCTAGACCTTTCATGCGCTTTTTAGCTATTCGAGCCAATTCTTTTTTGGCTACATTACCAGTTAAACTTTTAGCAAAGCCCGTCATACTTCCTGCAACTGCCCCCGCGGGTCCTGCAAGTATTGCACCGGCTCCTGCGCCTGCTAAACCAGAAATAAAACTATTAATAGCTGAAGGGCCAAATTGTCCAGTTGCACTTGAGACTTGATTTATAAAACCCCCGAAAGTGGGTTCTTCTAAAAATTGATGAAAGTCCTCAACCGGTTCCATTACAGCACCGGAATAACTTTCATTTCTTTCAGCTTGGTCTATGTTGTCGCGCATAGCAACTTCATCACCTTTAATTGAATTAGCTAAAGCTGAAAAATAATTTAAGTTAGCAGCTACATTGTAACCACCAGATTGAAAACCTTTTTTAAAGATTTTTATTGGATCTTTTAGTTCGCCCCTGCCGGAAGATTGTTCGGTGTAAGTACCAGGTACTTCATACGCCTTCTCTTGACCAACTTTTTGTGTATAAGCCTGTGGTACTTTACTAGCCACTTCTTATCTCTTTTTTGCTCTTTGTTCGATATAGTTTGCAAGTTCTCCCTGACCAATTTTAGCAGTAAACTCTTCCCAGTCCATACTTTGTTCGCTAGGAAGTTGGCTAGACCCTACAGTGTTTGTAAATTGAATCCGAATTGGTTTAGGTTGACCATTAGCTTTTTTAGCATTGCCATAAATAATTTCAAAATTATCAAAAGAACTTCCAAGAGTTTCGGTTCTATCACCTCTAAAAAGTATGTCTCCAATTAAATCTACTAGTCCTTCAGAACCACTATTAATTTCGTCAGATACAGCTTCGGCTATAACTCCATCCATAAGTTCTAATTGTTCAGTTGTAGCTTTCCCGCTTCTAACTAGCCCTAAAAACTTAGGTAAAGTACCTTTTAGTTTGGCTATAAATTCAGGGTTATTTGTACTGTAATCAGATTCTTTATCTCCTTCTTCGCCTTTTACTCCGGCTGCATATAACTCACTTAAATTGGTTGCAAAAGCTGTTGCGTTATCATTAGCATATTTTTCAATATCAAATGCTAATTTGTCTCGTCTAATATTAGTATTTCTAACATCATCGCTCGTTACATTAGGATTGCCGGTCTCTAATTCATTTACTAAGTCTGAATAAAGGGCCCTTGAGTCCGCTACGCTAGTACCGCCGTTGTAAGAAAAAGCAATTAAAGCTGCCACTTGTCTATATTCAGTATCATTTAAAACTTTATCGTTTACTGCCTTAACAAGGTCTGCTTTACTATTAATTTGTTTTTGTTCTAATAACTCTTGCACTCGTGTTACATCATCTGGGCTAATTTGTTGTAAAGCTGCTACGTTATCTTCGTTAGCAAACCATTCTCGTATACCTTTTTCATCAGTTGGAATGTTTGAGGGTACAGTTGTAACATCTTTTACTCCCTCTGTAGAAACTTCTGGTTGTTTAATTTCTTCTTTAAAGTCATCTAAAAATCTATTTTTAGCTGCATTTTTTCTAAGTGCAATAGTACCTGGTCCTACTCCTTTTTCTTGTGTTTCAGGATCATAATAACCAAGTTGCTCAAGAAGGTCATCTGTAATTAATTTTTTAGCTTGTACTATATCAGCAGATCGACCTGTTGTTGTTAAGGCTTTTTTAAGTGGATCAGATTCAAAAGGTGAGTTTTCTACAAACTCTTTCATGTTTGTAATTGGTTTTCTAGACATGTCTTCTTCTAAAGCCATTTGTCTAGCGCCAGGTAGTTCAGAACCATCTGCACCTGTATTAACCGCTCTTTTTGCAGTAATTTGAGACAGACGGGTTCCGCCCTCTGCATCTGAAATTTCTCCTTCTTCTCTTAATCCTTCTAGTGTTTCATTAATTCCACCAATGAGCTGCATGGATTCTTCAGGCAAAAGGTTTTCGTCTGCTAAGCCCTGCGCCATCAAAGCCTGCGCTTTTCCGCGGTTGCTTTGCATATTAAGACCTTTTAATTTGCCATAGGCATAACCACTTATCCCGCCTTGAGTAAGAGTGTTTGCTAATTGCCCCTCTAAAAGAGTGGCCAAAGCATTTTTATCTACGAATGCAGGAGCTTCTGATTCGTCCCCACTTCGTCCTACAGTAACGGCTTTTTCTTCGCCATCTTCAGTTCTTATTTTAAATGCATAGCGTTTTACACCGCTTCCATCATCTTCAAGTACTTCTGGAGCAAGTAAATAACCGGTTACTACGTTTTTTTCACCTGTTACTGGATCAACCTGATAATATTTTCTAACATTGTTTCCTGCGTTTAAAAAATTTTCTTGCGCACTTTTAGATAGATTTAAAAATTTAGGAACATCTGCAATTAAACCACCGTCTTTTACACCAAAAGCGTCTTGACCAAGAACAGTGTTACTAACATTTTGAATATCCTTACGTTTATTTTCGTCAGCTAATACTTTAGTTCTTTCTTGTGTGAATTTTCTGTTGGCTTTATTAGAATAAGCGCTTTCAAAACCTGCTAATGCTGAACCAAAACCAAAATCATTTGTTGCCATAATCTTTACCTAAATTGCAAACGCCATAATAGCAGTTGCTGCAAGCGAGCTACCCATGCCTATCATTTGTGAAGTATGAGCCGCTTTTGCATTTTTATAAGCTGAAGCCTTTGCTGCAGCATTTTGCGAAGCTGTTCCCATACTAGCCAAAGAAGACCTGTTTACACCCTGCCCAATATTAATTAAATCTGCTAGCGTTGTTTGATTAATGTCTTTTTGCGCAACACGTGCAGTATTTAAACCCCCAGCTAAACCAATTTGCCCCTGTCTTTGTAAAGCCCTTTGTTGTTCTTGTCTTTGAGCAATACTTAATCCGGCCCCACTATAACGAGAAATGTTTCTTTCTTGTATACCTTTAGCAATTTCTGCTTGTTTAGCTGCGTCTTCTGGTGCTCTGTCTATTAAAGAAGTGTCGTCTTTAGCAGCAATTAACTCATTTTCAAACTGTCTATAGTCTTTTACATAGTTTTCATAGTCTTGTCGAGTTATATCCGCAAAAGCTTTTTCTGGGTCATCTACACTTGGCAAAGTAGAAGTTGAATAACTTCTAGTTTGAGCCATATTGCTTTGGTAGTCTTCTAAAGCCATTAGCCGTAAGCCCCCATTTTAAATCTGTCAGACCAAGTATTCTTTTCTGGTTTATTATTATCTCCCATAGTTTCACCACCAAAGAAACTTGTATCATTCCCTAAATTTTCAAATCCTTGTTTTCCTAAAGTTGTACCTATTTTCACTGCAGCTGCAGTTTGGGCATTTCTAACTTGTTGTTTAGCTCTTGCAGCTTGTAAATCTTTTGTGTTTTGTATTCTTGATGCTTGCGCTAATCCAGACATAGCTTCGCCGGCTTGGCCCCGTGCTGTACCTAAAACACCAGTTTGTTGTTGTCTTTGTGCAGCTAAACCTTGCGCACTTGCAGCGGCCATTTGTCCTACTGCTGCTGATGCTAAGTCAGCAGATTCATCTACTGATCTTGCGCCAGACAAAGTTGGTCTGCCTGTTAAGGTCTGCATAGTGTCTGCGCCTGCAACGCCACGCGCTACACTGCCTAAATCTTCACCGCTTGCTTTATCACGCATTTCTCTAAGCAAAGGTGCATAAGTCTGATTAAAATAATCTTTCTCTGCTTTTGCTACAGAAGCTTGTGTTCTTTCAGCTTCACTAGGTTTGTAATCTTGTGCTTTTGGTTTACTACTCATACTTCTTTTTTATAAACATAACTTGTTAACTTAAATCCATTAGCAGTTGCAGTCTTTGCCCATCCTGGACGACTTGTGTGAAACTCAATGACCTTCACATTTTTTTCTAAAGCAAGCTTATCTAAAAAGGTAAACCCTACTTTATTATAATTATACTCTGGTTTTTGGTAGGTTGCCCAGACAAAAAGCGTTGGCTCGCCGCCAGGGTCTGCTATCATTGAGCAAATTATAAATCCAATGTATATGTCTTCTTTATAAAACATATATAAAGTTGCATTACTGTTTCGTAATGCTAAGTATATATCTGCTGGAATCCAGTCAGAATAACTTTTCTTCCTTATAACATGTAGATCAGATTCGATTGTTTCATACGCATATCGGATCTCATCTACAGGTATTTCTTCAACAGAGACTCCATTAATAGTCAATCTCTGAACCATATCTCTTATATCGTTTACGAGGAGACATTCCTGCTCCTTTATATTTTACAACTCTGCGTACACCTAAGTCTCCGCCTCTAGCTTTTAACTCAGCTTGTACTACTTCTTGATTGAATAAACTTAAATAATCTGCTGCTGCTTGTGGGTCGGTCCAATCTTTTGCAGGTATTCTAAGTAATCTATACAAAGTTCCATAAACAATTCCATCTCTGTAACTGTTAGAAAAAATTGTATCAATGTTGCTAGTTGTTCTGCTTGGTTTTAAAGCAACACTTAAAAGTAAACCATTAGTAACAGCACTATTTGGTACTGGAATAACCCAAAAAGTACTTGGGTTTTTTTGCAAGTACACTTGTGGCAAAGATGTTTTATCTCTCCAATCTGGATAATTTAACTCTAAACTTCTAGGACTTATAGGGTCTAAATCATCACCATCATAAGTCATCCACAAAATTTGATGAACATCAGTTCCACTTGGTTGATCAAACTCATACTCATACACACCACTAATTGTTGTGATAGGGTCTAAGTCATATACATAAGCTTTTGATCTTTCTGCAAACTCTATACAAGCAGACCTTAAAGTAGATTCTACTAAAGAGTCAGGACAATTAGGAACATAAGGTAATATGTCTTTTACTAAAGAACTAAAGGATGCCATTTTATACTCCTAACCCTTGAACAGGAGGTGGAGCAATATTTTGTCCATTTCTATCAAAGTTTGGGTTAATTAAATTTTTAGATGAAATGCCACTAGATACACTATTTAAAAATAGTTGATAATGTTGGCTAGCTCTTTGTGCATTACCTGCAAACTCAGAGTCTTTCATATAGCATCTAAACAAAACATAATCTACAAGGGCATTACCATAAATATCATCAATATAAATAGTACTACTTGTAGCACTTAAATCAGTAGGGCTTCTAGAAGTTATTAATTCTACGTAAGCGTTTGATCCGGATTTTACACCTGGATACACGTAAAACCTTCTTGGGTCATCTGGATCAAAAATATAATGTTTAATTACAGAACCATGAGCTGCATCTCCTGTAACAGTAGGATCATGCCAATCAGGTTCTATAGAATTTAAAATGTCTTCATCTACTAGCCTAATTGATTTTTTACCTGTTGCACTGCCACCAGTAGCACTCATGTTGCGTACTACTTTTATTAAAGACATAGCTACGTCTGGTATAGATTGCTCTGTACCAGTAGCTAATTGTACGTTTGAATGATCAGCTGAAGCTTGAGGTTTAAAGTTAACTACTTCTCTTTGTGCATCATTTATGTACCTAAGCAATTCAGCTTCAGTCCATCGAACGCCAGTTGTATCCTGCAGGCTGTCCTGTATTCTGGATATTAAGTTAGCGCCCGTTAATGTGCCCATTATTTCTTAGCAGTTTTCTTTGCAGTTTTTTTAGCAGCCGGCTTTTTCTTAGCGGGTGCTTTCTCATTTACATAGGCTTCGTTTATATCAGGTGTAGAGGGATCGTCAGGAATATAATGTCCTTTTTCATCTCTAGCCCTAATAGGTTCACTTGGCTTTTTGTCTTTAATTGAATGAGGTTTGTGTTCTGTACACCCCTCTTGTAAGCACAATAGGCCCATGTCTTGTCCAACTTCTTTTGGTACGCCAGCTTCCAGTCTGATTGATGCGCCCCAGGTGGTCGAAATATACCTGTCAATATCTGATATTACTATCATCTTTTACTCCTAAAAAAGGGGTGGCTCAAAATGAACCACCCACAAAAACATACTTAGTATGCAACATCCAATCTAATGACACCAAAGTCTTCAACGCCACTATTGTAGTCGCTGTTAAACTTAGGCTTCTTAAGACCAAAGATTTTACCAATGGAGATACCATTTTGGTTACCATAGTCGAAAGTATCTTCAACTATTTGTGGTAGACCAATATCTGCCATAGCAAGAGCTTGAGCTCCACAGAATAAACAAGCAGAACCGTTGATGTCAGCATCAGCTCCCCACTTGTACCCAGCAGAACCGGCGTTTGAAGATGTTCCAGTAAGTGCATTCTCTGTATTAAATACATGTCTGAACTCATGGACCATAACACCGTCAACCATTAGACTTGAAGAACCTGAGAACAAGCTTGAGCTTGGTCCTCTGACTCCAGCATTTCTGACGTTAGCCAAGAAATCTGAATCAAGTTTAAGGTCGGCCATTACTTGAGGTGATACAAATAAATGATATACCTCATCTCCACCTGCGCCTCTTACTCCACGGATGTAGTTATCTTTAGCATAAGCTTTAAGAGCAACAATACACTCGTAAGTAATGGTGTCGGCTGCAACAGTAGCAGTTACGTCACCAGCAACAAGTTTACTAGTAGCATCCCATCTTCTATGTCTGTTAGAAGTTGGAGCTGTTACATCTGAACCAAAAACCATGTCGCCAAGATTTTGTCCTGAAGTCAGAACAGGTCTCAAAGCACCACTGTTTTTGAGTGTGTAAGAAATACCAGAAAGCGTTAAGAACGCTAATTGGTCAATACGATCTGCCATTGCGTAAGCAAGTGCATCACGTGAGTTCTCACGGAAATTAACAACTGATTTTTGATCAGCTAATCTACCAGAAAGTCTGTTAGCAAATCTTAATTGATCGAGTTGTACAACAATGTCGTAGGCTCTTAAAGTCTCTTCATTACCTTCTAAAGTGTTGTCTCCAATGATACCGTCACCAGTCATGTCAGCTAAAAGTGTTAATACAGCTCTAGCTCCTTTTTCTGATTGAGTAAGTTCAGATATTCTCTGAACCATAGCATTAGATCCGCTACCTGCGAATTGGTTAATGAAAGACATATTCCTAGCGACACGCCAAAAATCACGCGACCAGATCGTTAATTGTTCGCTGGTCAACGCGCTAAAATTTGTGTTAGCCATTGGGCTATCCTCCAAAAAAATTAATACTTAGCCAACTTATTGGAGCGGCTATTTACCCGTATACCCTTTTTCGTTGGGGAGACGCTTTCATAATTTTACGACCATGACTTCGACCAGTTTTACGCCGTGATAGGCGAAAACGTTTTTTAGTGGAACGACCCACACTAATTATCGTATTAGTACCGAATTCTTATATCTTATACCAAGCCTTAACCAAAGTCACCACGCATTCTGCGCAATGTTTCAGCTGGAAGGGCATCAAACTCTTCACTTGATAACAATGATAAATCTATTTTCTTTTCACCTTTTGCATTTGAACCCTCACCTTTCATTGCAGGTGGTTGAGATTCAGCGGCTTGTAGCTTTTTGTTAACTGTAGCTGTTTTTTTCTTAGCTTGAAGCTCCGAATCAACTTTTGCTGCCGGCGCCGCGTCTGCAGGTTGTAATAATTCTGGTTTTTTAGCCGCCAAAGTGTAATTTGTAGCTTTTGCTAACGCATCCGCGGCAGAGTAGCCTTGTACAGTAAACGCATCTCTAAGATCTATAACCTCAGCTTGCAAATCTGCATCAAATTCAGCGCTATTTTCATTTAATACAGGAAAAGTTGCTTCAATTTCAGCCGCTTTGGCTTGTAATTCAGTCATTTCTTGGCTTTGTTGTACTGTTTGGCCCATTTTTGCTTGAACTTCAAACATAAATTGCTCTTTTTCAGCATTTCTTATCTCATTTCTAAGATCTACAGCCTTTTCAGTCTCTCCATTAAGCACTAAATCCTGATATTCGACTTCTTTTGCATTAAAATCATACTCTGGAGCGTTTTCTAAGGCTTTTTGCTCTGCTTCTGTAGCTTCTTGTAGCTTTTTTTGCATAGCTTTGTTTTTTGCCAAAACTTCATCAAGTCTAGACTTAGGCACCATAGGTGCTTTTACTTTATCTTGTCCGTCAAGGTTTTGCTCGCTTCCTTCAATTGCTGGAATATCTGGTTGTGAAGCTGGCTCGCTGTCTTCAACCACTCCTTCTTCGCTAACTGCTTCTGGTTCAGCTGTTTCCTCTTCCGCAACTTCTGGTTCTGGTTCTTCCGCAACAGCTTCTTCTTCTGGAGCGGCGTCAACTTCCTGTTCGACTTCTTCATTTTCTGCTTCCTCCTCTGGAGCATCTTCCTCGAAATTTAAATCTACTTCAAACGGTTTTACTTCTTCCTCTGAAACTGCATCTGCCCCTGGCATAACTTCCATTACAATATCTTCTTTTGTTTCCGCATTATCTTGCTTTTTATTTTTAGCCATCTCTATTACCTCCTGTAGGTTTCATGGCGGCAGTTGCCAACTTGGCTGCTGCCTGGGTTTCTGATTGTCCTCTTCGGACTTCATTAGTCATTCCTGCTAATCTCTCTCTTAGTTCAAGCTCTTCTTGCTTCAACTGAATTTTACTTTGTAGTTCCGCAACTTTAAGTTGTGGGTCAGTAGCCTCACCTTGTGCTTTTGCCATATTAAGTTGAGCAGTAGATTCAAGATTTTTGACTTCTGCTTCAAGTTTAGCAATTTCAAGTTGTGTGCTTCTAATTCTAGATTCCATTTCAAACTGTGCAAGCTGTGCTTGTTCTGGAGTTGGTGGTTCAGTACCTTGCATTTGTCTAATACGTTGTGCAATATTTGCTTTACGTGCAAGATGCGAGTATTCAACAATTAAATCATCCGGTATTGGTACACCAGCTTTTCTAAGTTCTACTGCTTCTGCAAATTGTACTTCATCAAAATTATCCCTAGCCGGAGCGCTTGCAATAATAACGTCATACTCACCCAAAGTTAAATCATTTATAATTTGACCTTCAGGAGTAACTTGATTTACTGCCATTGGCTCTCTTGGTTTAAATGGATTTGATTCATCGGTAATTTGGATAACTCGCTCTTCGGTGTAATACCTTTGTACAAGATTCAATACTTTCTCTGCTAAGTATTGCCTTGTTTTTTTCAAATTATCCAAAGGAACTTGAATCATTAAAACGCCACGGTTTTGTTTTGCTTGTATAGCAACTCCAGAAACCTCAGCCCCATCTGTACCCAACATAGAATCACTTATACCACTTATTTGTTTTATATTAGCAGCTGCTTTTTGTGCAATTCTATCTAGACCGGTGGGAATCTGGTTTGGCGGTATTTTACCAGGGGGGGTACTACCGCGGTTAAACTCGAGTACTAAACCAGTTTCCGCACCGTGTTCTTCTAAGTCATCCGCATTCATTCCTGTTAAAGAACCAGATTCTACAATCCAACCGCTATTAGCAGTTGTGTTAACTATGTGTAGTTCTTGAGATGAAATTTTATTTAACTGTTCTTGTGGTGAAATTAAATTTCTAACCATGCCAAAAGGTTTACCTCTTCTCCAATATGGAAAGTAAGGTACTAAAGTAAAATGATCATATGGAGACCAGTCATCATGCAGCACTACTGTGTCTGCTGTTACTGTCCAGCGAACCGCTCTCATTTTTTTCTCTACTATATAAAGGCCATAATCATCAGCAAACTTTTCTCTTTTCTTTTTAGTCCAATCATAAGGTACTGGTCTTTGATCACCTGTTACTGGATCAACATAAAGTATGCAATCTTTTAATTTATAATGCTGTCTTTCTATAACTCGTATAGACCTTAACGCTCTCGCGTCTTCCGGATTATTTGGATAATCTGCCCCATGATAATTTTCTTTATCAGTATCGCCATAAGTTTCATCTTCATACTCCATAGAGTCTGCACCAAGAGTTGTACCAACCTCAGCGATCATTCTCAACTTGTCTGCTTTTTCTTGCCCGTAGGTTTCTTCAATTTCTTCTAGACTCATCCATTTAGTTTCAAAAATCTCATTCCAAGTTCTTGGATCATATTCTTTGGCATCTGGGTCAATAATAATATCTAAAGGATCTTTAGTTTCAACTCTTACTTCACCATTAATGTGATCAGAAAAATCTATACGAACATCGAACCAGCCTCTATCTTGAATTAACCCATCAGCAAATGCTTGACTTTCTAACCATTCTAATTTGTTGTTGTCTGCAATTTGCATGTACAACCTAGAAAGTACATCTGCTGTTTCTTGGTTACCATTTCCTCTAGGTTTAAATTGTACATCTGCTCTTCGCGTACTTTGTTCGCCAAGAACTGTGTTAACTGTTGGTAAAATAGTGTTGATTGTTAATGCTGGTCGACCCTGGTCGTCGAGCGCGGATATGTCAGCTTCGTCCCACTGTTCGCCGCGATAAAATGCGTCGCATTGTTGCGCCATTTCTACGTAATCTAAATGCCCATGATCTCTAGCTCGGCTGTAAGCTTCCCATTGTCTTTTAGCAAGAGTTTGTTCTTCCCCTGCGCCGAGTTTCTTTTTTGGTTTTTTATAACTTGCCATTAAGCGCTCATTGATGATTTACGTTTTCCGTCTTTTACTAAATGTTTTAATCCATCTCTCCACGACGGAACATGCTCAGGCCTTTCATAAAATGTAGCAAATTCTGTCATCATTAAACCGATCCACGCCAAGGCATCCACTTGGTCGTCATGTGTACCATTTGGAAAACGTAATAGTTCTGCAACCATCGGTCCAGTCCAAACAGCATCTTGTGGAAAGTATACCATACCTTGTTGCATTCTACCCTGGATTGCTCGTGCACGTAACTCCTTATCTCGCCTACCAACTTTTAAGTCTTTAAAGTAAGCTTCAGATAGGCCCCGTTCCCTTGTTCTTTTTTCTAAAAACGGCCCCAGGGCCATTTCGATATGACCTCTTTCTATTCCCACTATACCCGGACGCCATAGTTCGTACAAGTCTAAAATTTGTTCTACTAATTCAAAGCCATCGTACTTACCGCGAACGACGTCAACAACAAATAAATTATCGTATTCATCGACACCGACAACAATACCAACTGAGTAATCGTTCCGGTCACGCTGTCCGATCGCAAGATCCCACGCACAGTAGTAACGAAGTTTTGAAGTATCGATTTCATCGAAGTCATAATATGCGATCATGTCGCGGTTAAAGTAATCGCCTTCGTCAGATACTGGATTCTGTTGGTATAGAGCAGACCAATCGCGCGGGCCGATGGCTTTCCTTATCTGCTCGAGAGCATCTACATTGTACCTTTCTGGGTGTAAACTTTCACCTGTTTTTCTAAAACTTTCGTCTTCTTCTGCAATGGCTGGGTAGCGAATGACTTCCCACTCGTCTGCGCCTTCTTCTGCTTGGGTCAACAAGCGACCGGCCAGGTCGTCGTCGTGCCAACGCGTAAGAATTACAAGTATGCCTCCACCTGGGGACAACCTTGTATAAGCTGTGGATGTATACCAATCCCAGGTCGCATCTCTGTTATTATCAGATTCTGCATCTTCTCTGTTTTTTACTGGATCATCGATCACCATTACGTGCGCACCTTTACCAGTAATACCACCACCAACACCCGCCGCAACATAACCGCCGCCTTGGGTCGTTTGCCATGATTCTACTGACTGAGAATCTTTATCTAGTCTAGATTTTTCAAACACATTTTTGTATACTGGTTCTCTAAGCAGTTGACGTACTTTTCGTGAAAAGTTCATAGCCAAAGAGCCTGAATAAGAACAACTTATAAACTCATGCTCGGGATGCCGGCCCAAGTGCCAGGCAGGGAAAGCAATACTAGCTAACGTAGATTTACCATGTCGAGGCGGCATAAAGAGCATCAGTCTCGGTGATTCTTTATTCGCAACCTGTTCGCTAAATTTCTCTAGTCGTTGACAAATATCTTTGTGTACCCAACCTGCTTGATAGTCTGTATTAAATCGTTCAACAAATGGGAGTAATCTTTTACGTGCTAAGACTCTTTTCGCTAATTCTTGTTCTGCTTTTGCTTGGGCAGACATTTCTACTTTTTGCAACTTCTGATCAATCAGCTTTTGGGGCTCGGGTATTGCTTCAACTTCGTCAGCTCGACAGTATACGCAGATTTCATCGATAAGAACTAAGTTCTCCGGATAGAGCCCGCGACATCTTTTACATTCAGTCTTCGTTACTTCCATCTGGCTCCAAATAGTTTTGTTCATTACCTGCAAGTTTTAAAAGTTGCGCATCAGATAATTTTTCTAACTGTTCTACTTTCTCTACATTTATATTAATCATGGTCGCTTGTTCAGGAATGTGTAGACCGTGGAGCTTGCATAACGAATCAACAACATTCTTTTCTTCCGTCGAATTGGCTGCTTTTGAATGAGCTTCTAAATACATGCCAGTTGCTGTGTTCTTATCAAACTTTACCTCTTCGCGCATTTCATTACGTAGATAGGTTAGAGCTTTTTGCATTTTGGAAGTTTTGAATATTTGATAGACACGGTCCATGTCCTTGTACCCCGCAGCACGGCCCGCGGCTGCTTTGCTCATTCCCCTTAGATGAAACAAAACCAGCCGCTCTTCTTGAACCGAAAGCTCGTTAAGTTGTAAACCGGCATAAGGCAGATGAGATTGTAACTCAGTTCTATCTTGTTCGGTCATGTCTGTGGGTCTATCTTCGTCTAATAATCGCATGCTGAAAGATTATATTAAAATTTTTCCTTGTGTGTAACTATATTTTTACACCACCAATATAATTCATCTTCTGTCATTGTATGCTTAATTAAGTTAACACGCCAACAAACCAGTTGAATGTTGGTTATTGTGTATTCAGTGTTAGGGTCAATTCTGTCAATTGAGACATTGGTATTTCGTTTTTCTCCACCCTTGTGCCACGTCATGAAGATCCCGGACAACGCACAACGTCCGTCTTGTTTGTCCCATAAATCATTAAGTTGTTCTGGAGTTATTTCAAATAACATGCCTTCTTCCTTTTCTCTTGAATACTTAAGTTGATTCCATAAATTTTTTAAATATCTATAAGGGCTTGAACTTTTGGCAATATTAGTAAGTGACAAAGCACAAGCTCTACACACTCTTCGGTGAGACTCAAAGTCTTTTTTAGGTAGACTTTTTTCACACCTATCACATATTTTATTTGCCATAATTTTTTGTGAAAATTTTTTAATAAAAAAACTATACCATATCACACTCTCATTCCCTCCCCCCTCGACCAGTAGACCCCCCCAACCCCCGATTCGGTTTTTTGTTTTGGAACCTTGTTTCTAACTTTTGGAACCTTGTATGAAAACCAGTAGGCAACGACAGCCTCGTACCTCGTCCGTCGTAAGTCTTATGTATTATGTTTTAAATAATATAGGGGAGACCCGGGAGACAACATCATGTCATTTGATAAAACAATACGCGCTATGCAATTCATAGCTAAGCCAACAGTTAAGTTAACTACTCAAGCAGTAGCTAAAGTAGCTGAGCACGCAGTACCTAGAACCAAAGAGTTCATAGATACATGGAACAGAGAATGGAATAAAGATAAGCCATCCTCTATCGCTAAGCCAACAACCTCCGAAGAAGATTCGGGGGATGTTGGGATATGTAACATCTGCACAGGACCATATGTCGACGGTCACTGTCAGACATACCAATGCTGGAGATAATTATGAGACTACTATCACTACTTCTATTCTCTGCATCAATGATTCTATGGACACTTATGTCTATTGAAATTAAAACAGGCAACTCCATCTATTGGGGTTACCTGCACTATGCTATATGGCTTTTAATAAGCTTAACTACAATCGGCCTCGGGTACGCGCTCACGGTCACAAACAGGAGATAATCATGGATATATTATATATATTAGAGGTCATTGGTTACTTGGTAGTAATACCATTAGCACTAGGCATGACCCATCTTGTTTTCTTAGAACTAATTCTTAAGAGAAGACAAATCAATGGCGAATTTAGATACAGAGACTAGTTCTCCCCGGGGGCTTCGGCCCCCACCCTCGCCCAGGGGGCTCGGGGGGGGCATCCGTGTGCCACTACTATCATGTGCGCTTGCGCACTACTATCATCGCGAAGCGATGTGGATTGCGTGCGTATGTGCACGCTGTGTGAAATATGTTCCACATGTTCCACGGTCTAAGCACCTTGTGGAACATTTATGTGGAACACGATTTATACCACAGCTATGCGACATAGCACCGGATATTGGTACGAATGTTCCAATGTTCCAGCAAAAACAGAACTTGCGTAAGACTGACCGTCGACCGTTGTTCTTTGTTCTTTAATTTTGTTAACCAAAAAGTACTGGAACACATGGAACATTTCCCAATTATCCACTAACCAAGCACCTTTCGCGTGTTCCACGAGGCCCATTTTAAGTGGAACATTGTGGAACATCGTGGAACATTTATCAACGACCGGCTGGCGCCGTCCGTTGTAGGTCTTATATTTGTATTATTAATTAGGAGATAAATATGAAAGAAGTAGTTAATGTTATTGAATGTGAAGAATGTAAATGTGTTACTGAAGTTACAACAGACGGAACAGAGGTATTCGTGCCTTTTAACTGTTTTGAATGTGGTTCACATTTTATTGACCAATAATTTAAAGGCTCGTGGAGTCTAAAGATGGGGACTATACACTCTCCCCATGCCTCCTACTCTACTAGTGAGTAGGGGGAATATTATTTTTTCAACGCTCACCTTACAGTGAGCGTTGTTGGTTTTAGTTGTGCAAATTCAATTTCCAAGGAGGAACTATGGAATTTATTTACAAAGACCCCACACTCGGGGCATATCTCGCAAAGACCATCACTGGACTTTGCTTCCCTTGCCTCGAGGCGGAATTCGACAGGCTAGAATTCGTTACCGAATTCGGCCGAGACACTGCGTGGCTCGGAGAGCCTGGTCTGAATTACCGTTACACGGGCAGAGACCACATTGCCAAAGACCTTGCGGACTTTGACATGCTCTCTGATTTCACTGACCTTGCGAGGCGCAACGCCATCGAAATGGGCTTCAACCCTGAAAAGCTACCACTTTTTAACCACCTTTTGATTAACCGATACATCGGCACTCAAAAGCTGGCAATGCACAAAGACGATGAACCCGAACTAATCGGGCCCATTGCATCTTTGAGCATTGGGGCATCAGCTCCATTCTACTACGGCAACAATTCAGTTGAAGTTCGCCAAGGCGACTTCCTGATTGGTAACCGTAACTTCTTCACCAAGCTCAGGCATGGCGTTGGCTTACCAATACCAGCCAGAGTCGAATCCTGCGGATACGATGAAGAAGCATCAGGACCTATCTATGCTCACGCTAGATACAACCTGACCTGGAGAACCATTGCAACCAACGCTTAACAGCGTTTGGTTGTTGGTTTGGTATTTGTATTATAGCAAGTAGTATCTGGAGCCTCTATTCAGAAAGATACAATTGCACTATCGGAAGTACATAGAGGGCAGTCCTAAAAAGTCCATAGGGATTGTCAAAATAAGGTGTTGGAACTAGCTTTTAGTCTATGGCATTTAATCATTTAATTTAGGAGATAAATATGAATAGAAGAGAATTTTTTATTGAATTTTGGAGAAAATTATGGAGTTAAATCTTGGAAGAGTTAAACACATCAGAGAGCCCAAAAGCTCTTCTGATGTGTATATAGGAAGAGGTTCCAAATGGGGGAACCCCTTCAAGATTGGTGTGCATGGTAATAGAGAAGAAGTTATTACTAAATATGAAGAATATTTAATGAACTCTGATGAATTATTAAGTTCATTGAGTGAATTAAAGCATAAGAATTTAGTTTGTTATTGCCATCCCAATTCATGTCATGGCGATATTTTGTTGAAATTTGCAACCAACGCTTAACAGCGCTGGTTGTGAGTTTTTATTTTGTGAATCATTTAGACGAAAGTCGGGAGGACATTATCATGTCAGATTCATTTACTATTACTGCTACTCCTAGAGAGGGCAGGTCATTTTCCCTTACACCAAAGGGATTTCTTAGAACTAACTGCGTCAGATTAAATTCTAACGCTGGCAAAGAAGGCGCTAGCGCCACCTTGCCAATGGGAAACCTAGTTGAGTATTCATACTTAACAGCTGATGGTTGCCATGTAGTTAAGTTCTGGGATAAGCCAGAACTACGCTTCTACCCATCTGAGCAATCAGTTGCTCAAGCTGAGGCACAAGCGAAAGCTGAAGTAGCTTAACGAACCCCGCCAGTGGTTTATTACTCAAACTGGCGACACTTCACCCCTAACTTAAACATACCTTTCGAGGTTAGGTCGAAGTAAAAAGAACAGAAAGGAGTAGTTGGCAGACCTGCGGAGAAGAACTGCACATGGCACTTGGTAAACAAACACGCAAGTGCCACTGATTTCAACCGATGATAACAGCGAAAGCGGGAGGACATACACATGTTCAATTCATCAATACAATTTCTTGGAAACTTTTCTGAGAAAATCGTTAACTTAGTTACACCAGTAACTGAGTCAGTAAAAGGTATACCTAATGCATTTGCAATTGGTTATACCCAAAGCAAAATCAATAGACACAACAAAGCCCGTTTCAAGGCAGAGCAGTCTATTGCACTAGCACAAGCAAAATCTAAATTAAATGCTAAACAAGCTGAAATTGATTTTGCTTAAACCATCGGGGGCTTCGGCCCCCAGCTGGTTAGAGTTTAGAGGCGTGCGTGCTTAGTGTGCGTCAAGTGTGCAACCGTCGCTTACAGCGCCGGTTGTGTGTTTTGGTTGAGTAATTGTATACAAGCGAGTTGTTGTTTGTGTATTTAAGTAATTGGTTCTTATATTATAGGAGATATATATGCCAGAACATTTAATAGACGAAGACATTCGTCAACAAGCGGTAGGCTACATGCACATACCTGAAGAAAAGTATTCAGATATAAAGCGAGTAGTTACTAATAGAACGGAAACTCAAAACATTATAGGAGATGAAAAATGAGTAAAAAGAAAAGCAGTAATGCTACATTTGTAGACCCAGCAGACTTTGAACCAAAAGTCGATATGGCAAACGGCGAAACTGGTGAGTTGGTCAATGGTCAACACACACCAGAAAATGCTTGGTTGCCAGATACCAATGGCGACCCAGTCGGTTCTGAAAAAAGAGCTGAAAAAGACGCCATTCAATTGCCAGACCATTTTTATGCTAAATATGGTTTGGATGATGAAGGAAAACCTATATTTTTGGCTTCTAGAGTCAAAGCAATTATGGAAGTCTTTAACGACAAAAAAATAACTCCAGTCGGTTTCCCAACTGACGACGCTAAAACTATAACTAAGTTGCAAGAAAAATATGACTTAGAGTTAGAGCTGGTTGTTGCAGGTATCAAGCCTTTACTTGATATTGACGCACCAACTACTGGTTACAATTATTTAACATTGGCAACCAGAACATGGGCTGAATTTGTAAGTATTGCTTATGAATACAACGAGTCCATGCAACGCGTTAATCCTGTAGACGAGCTACCAACATGGCTCATTGAACGCGAGGCAAAAATGTGGGCACTTGGTCGCAAAGCAAGAATGATTAGAGACGCTATATTTAGCATCGACAATTTGTTTGGCATTGGCGACTTGGGCGTTCAAGCTATGCGAGTACAGACTGAGGTCGAGAGACGCCAGCAACGCATGGCTGAATGGAACTTCAACAATTTAGCTGATAATTCAGGCAAAGTTGCTTCGGAGCTTAACAGTGCTACAGTTGAACACGCAAAGCAAGTATTCGCTAACGCTTAAGTGTTAATGGGGTGGAGGCTAGCTCTTATGTCTCCACCGCCCGTTGTTCATGGTGCGTTAACTATGAAAGGTTGCTGACCTAACAGCCATGTAGGAATGAAAAGTCTTACTGACGGTGAATCTGGGGGAGTACGGCTTAATAAGCCTGCCCAGCACCGTCGCCTTTAATTTTTAATTTTTATAGGAGAAAAATATGAAAATCTTTGATTTATTTACCAATCGTTCTAATCGCAAGATTAAAAAAGCCTTGCAAGAGGCAAATCAAACTGCTGAATTTTTGTGTGCTGAAGTCGCCAGGTTGCGAGCAGAAGTTTCTATTGCTACTAAGCAAATGGATACTATGGAAAAAACACAAAAATCAATTGATTCTATGTTAGAAAAGAAAAACAATGTGCCTTCTACTTATAATTACCACAATAGCTACCACGACGCTAAAATTATGGAACGCTTAAAAGCTGACATTCTTACTAGTTTTTATAATTACTATGACACTATAACTACTGTTGAAGAACGCAGATTACATAAAGCTATGGAAGACGATGTTAAAATGGTATTTGACAATCTTGAAACTGAGCTTGGCGAAATAGAAAGTGGTAAATTAGACCAACTCTTTAATCATGAATGAAGTTAAATATTGTTTTGTAATTGACTCTTATAAAGAAGAGATTAGAGTTATAGATTTACCCAACGACAAACTGGAGCTAGCTACTATTTATGATTTATTAGAGTGTGCTACTTTTGATGTGCATTCATTAAGCGAGGACACTGATTTGTTTATTGACGACGAAGGATTGCTTGTTGAAGAACAACGCTTCTTTAGTATTGATAACAAAGTGTTTGCCGGCAACGGTTTAATTGTTGGCGCCGTTAATGAAGAGGGACATTCAACTACCCCTACATATCCAGATGATTTTTTACCAGTAACTTTTATGCCTAAAAGCTATCAAATGGAAATAACTGCGGAGGATTTAAAAATTGAAGTTAGACCTAATCAGTATTCTGAAAAACAAATAAAAGCAGGTGAAACGCCGGTCGATGTGCAATTATATATAGACGAACCAATTAGGAGGTCAGATGACACAACATACGAAGAAACTTGAACAACGAAAAAAAGAAATTCAACAAGAAAAAGATAACAACACAATTGTCCAATGGGAATACCAGAACGGAGCGGGGTTACATTTTAGAAAGGTGACCTACGCCAGTGGCAGAGTTGTTACTGTTGATTTACAAAACAAAAAGTAATTGACCAGACAATCGCTAGAGCTCACAAACTAGAACAGACATTGCTGCGATTCTATATTAAGTCTCTGATATTACTTTTTTAGGCAAGGTTTTTATTTTTATTAGCCTTCATGTATCTTTGAAGTGCAGGTATTGCCGAAAGCACTTCACCAGTTTTTAGTAGGTTTCACAATCATAAACCTATAGGCACCATCAATATTGCGCTTAAATGTTGATTCATCATTATTGAGGTATACCGTGTCTTTGAAGTGCAGGCGGGCCGAAAGCACTTCACCTTTAATAACACACAGGAGGTGTGCTTATGATGTATACATTTACAGAAATTCGAGAACTTGTATTTAACTATAAGTGTGCCAATGGCGACACTTTAGAAGAAGTTTTAGATTTTTGTGAATCTATTATATTTGATAAAAATTATTCAAAAGAAGAACGAAACGAATACGAATCTTTATATAAATTATTATTGTTTGGTCGTCTTCGTTTACACGAAACAAGAATAAAACAACAAACTAATATTAATGAAAATCCTTTTCTTACAGAACACCCAGTATCACCTACTGTGGCAAAAATGCTTTCTTCATCTCAACGTATTGCTAGACAAAACGCAAGATTTAAATATGCCTACAACAAAAAACGGTATAACTTTTAACACACAGGAGGTGTGCTTATGGAAATAGCTAATATACACATACAAGTATCTGTTAATGCAGAAGAAGTCGCGTGCAGAGAAGATGACTTTACAATTTTAAGTCAAGTTACTCAATATTGTTTAGCTTGGAAAAGCGATGTGCTAGAAGAAAAAGATCTTGAGGCTCAACTTGTGCATGTTATCCGTACTTACAGAGAACACAATCAATTAGCTAATAATGTTCCGCTACTAGTAGGAGTGTGGTTTGAAACTCCAATTCCAGAACCTCAAATTGAGTGGAAAGAATGGGAGCCAGTTTTAAATACCCAACCCGATTTACGAGTCATACAAGGAGGTAAAGATGACTGAACAAATTAAATGGCGTGCTACTTTAACCTACGAAAATCAACAAATGACTGTAGAGTTTCAAGCACCACGCTATGACAAAAACATAAACTACTCACACCTAGCGCGAGTAGTATTTGTACGCATGCTTAAGAACTACGCATCACCTTTAAAAATAACCAATGTTGAGCCTGTCGAAAGATAAGCTTATAAAAATCTATAGGAGGATTTATGAACAACATTAACCCAAACGATCTCAAATCTGAGATTAAAGATAACATCCGTACAGGACTTAACACCATGATATGGGGTGGGCCAGGTATTGGTAAGTCAGACATACCACAACAGGTAGCTGATGACTTAGGTATACCGTTGCTTGACTTCCGTGCCAACTTATTCGACCCAGTCGATGTGCGTGGCATACCTCACATTATGCAAGAACAAGAAACAGGGAAGCGTTTTACACGTTGGGCAGTGCCTGATGTGTTTCCTATTGCATCACGCGATGGCGAAACGGGTATTCTCTTCATTGACGAATTGCCTACTGCACCACCAGCTACGCAGAACGCTTTCCTGCAACTCTTGTTAACTAGACAAATTGGTGATTATGAAATGCCAGTTGGCTGGTCAATTGTTGCCGCAGGTAACAGACTGACTGACTCAGCTGCTGTATTCCAAATGCCAACACCAGTACGTAATCGTCTATTGCATTACGAACTCGAAGCAAGCATTGATGACTGGGTTGAGTGGGCTTTTAAAAATGGTATTAACTCAGAAGTTATTGGCTTCTTGCGTTACAGACCTGGCTTACTTAACAGTTTCAAAGCTGACGAGTATGCATTCCCAACACCACGTTCGTGGGCGTTTGTTGACAAAAAGCTATCTAATCGACCGTCGACCGCCAACGACGATACACTCTTCTTTGGTGTCGCAGCGACAGTCGGCGACGGCCCAGCTGGCGAGTTTGTTGCTTACAAACAAATAGCTGACAAGTTACAAGATATCGACGAACTTATCAAAGACCCTGGTAAATACAAGAAAGATGACAACCCAGCTGTCTTGTATGCACTTTCAACATCTATCGCTACCCGAGCGAGTGATGACACCCTAGAAAATATTATCAAAGTATGTAACAAACTCCCATCAGAGTTTCAAGTAATACTAATGAAAGGTATTTTCGCAATTAACAAAGACTTTATCAAAAATCAATTTTGTACTAAATGGATTCAAGATAATCACGGCTTATTATCATAGGAGGTAAACATGAGCACAGTAAGAATGTCAGATCAACTACAACGTGATATTGCAAGAGAAGCAATAAACACTTACGACAAAGCAAACCCAGAACGAGAAATTCCTTCTGATATGGGTAACAAAATGTATGACAAATATCTAAAACAAAAGCATGAAAACATGCAAACATTTTTGCTTTCTGAAGAAAATGTATCAGTTATAGATCCTATTTATGCAAAAATTAAGCCTATAACTAAATTGCGTTTATTACTTACATACAGTGATATCCAAGAACAAACTGATTATGAAGGCAACGCTACAATGGAACTTGTTAACGAACACATGGACTTTGATTTAGATGTATCTAACAGAGAAATTATGGCTTTGTTATCTAAAGATCCTGAAGGTTACAATGAATACGTAACAGTTAGACTTCATATAGATATCACTGGTAACGACAAAGACGACAACCCATGTAGAGAATATGTTGATCTTAGTTGTCCTTTACTTTCTGAGTTAGTTTCTACCCGAGAATACAACGATAAATTATATACAGGCGGTAGAGAATACAAACAAAAAGTACAAGAAACTATTGCGTCTTTTACAACCTTAAACCAAGCACTTAAAGCTTGGCCTGCACTTAAAGATCTTGTATCTCAAACTAAATTAGACAAAGTCTACGAAAAAGTAGAACGCAAAGCTAAGCAACAGCAACAGCGAGAAGCTATTGAAGTGCAAGAACAAGAACTTAACTCAGTTATTTTAACTGCATCATTATTAGGAGATTAATTATGTTAGAAATAGGCCCACCTAAATACAACCAAGGCGATTATGTACGTATATATTTTGGCTCTGGTCATTGCAAAGCTATGATCAACAAAGTCAAACGTAATCGTAGACATGACAAAGATATGCGTGAAGGAAATGTGCCTCAATATTATGCAAGACATAATCCCAGTGGTTGGTTTTATCAAGTAGCTAAACATTACGGTACTAGTACAGAAGATGTACCTAATCTACGTAACGCTCACTGGTCTAGAAATTTAAAACTAGACATCAGTGAATGTGAAATTAGTAAACTTATACCTGCTAATAAAGAATTTAAACTTAAATATCTTAAACCAGGTATGACTGCTGAAACTGAACAATTAGTAATAAGTAATAAGGAGTAACTTATGAGTCAAAATTTTACAAATGCACGCACACAGCTTGTGCTCAACCAGCCATTCTTTGGCACCCTTTGTCTTCGCCTCAAACCCGTTGAACGTGATGACATGGATACGGGTGCCACAGATGGTGTGCATCTTTTCTATAATCCCAAATGGTTTGACAAATTGCAACCTTTAGAGCGTATTGGTTTTCTTGCGCATGAAGTTATGCATGTTGTGCTTATGCACATATTTCGTAGAGAAGAACGTCAACCACAAAAGTGGAACGTTGCATGCGACTATGCAGAAAATTATTTACTCAAACAAGCTAACTTTATATTACCTAAAGGTGCCTTACTTGATGAACAATACGACAACATGAATGCCGAAGAAATATACAACTTACTTCCTGAACCCGAAGGTGGCTGGGAATCTTTAGCTGTTGACTTTGGCAATTGTGGTGCTGTGCTTGACCATCCTGGCACTGAAGACGGTAGCATTGGTAAAGCTAAAGCAGAACTTACTGTTGCAATTAATCAAGCAGCAGAAAGTGCACGCAAAGCTGGTAAACTACCTGGCTCACTAGAATCTATACTTGATGAAATTAAAGAACCTAAAGTATGTTGGAAACAAGTACTTGCTAGGTTCTTGCGTTCTAACAACACAGACGACTTTAGTTGGCAAAAACCTAATCGTCGTTTTATTGGCCAAGGCTTGTATTTACCTTCTATGTACAACCCATCAGTTGATGAAATTGCAGTTGTGTCTGATACATCAGGCTCTAGAACTGACGAAGAACTAAACCAAGACCTTGCAGAAATTTCTTCTATTATTCTTGATGCCAACCCTACTAAAGTTCATTTTGTAGAAGTAGACACTGAAGTACAAAATTATACTGAGTACACACGCGAGTCGCTTCCTCTTAAAACTACTATGACTGGTAGAGGTGGAACTTGTTTCTCACCTGGCATTGAATATATAAATGAAAATTATCCAAATGTTAGTGCTTTAGTTTATCTTACAGATCTTGAGTCTAGCGATTTTGGAGACAGACCAAGTTATCCGGTCTTGTGGATAACAACACACGAAGGAGAAGCACCTTATGGTGAAATCATCAAAATTTAAACAAAATATTAAAGACTTCGGTCTTTCTATTTTAACTGGCGGTGCAGTGTTGCTTGGCTTATTAGCTATCGCAACATCTATGCATCATTTTTTAATGTTAATTGCAATCTCAATAGCATTGGGTGCAGTTATATATTTAATCTGGAGGATATTAGATGTCTAGTACTGTAATAACTAGTATTACCACAGCTATGTGGATAATGATCGAATTAATTCAATTTGCCTATATGGCATATCTTATGTGGAGGGACAGAAACAATGTTGTTAATCGGTATAGTGAGCGCGCTAGGACTGCTTTTGCTAGCGCTTAAAGCAGGTGGACGCAAAACAATTGGTAATGACATCTTTATAGATGTCATTATTACAGTCACCTTAATGGTTTGTTTTTATGGCACTTACAGTGGCATGACTGCAGCTATGGTTGGTGGCTTAACTGCATCCATTATTCTTTTTATTCTTAAAAAGACTATGGTGCATGAAAAACTAACTGTTACAAAACAGCCTAAGCGAGTTTTTAACAAGTTTGTAATTAATACTCCCACAATTAAGTGGCAAAAAGTAAAACCTACATGGAGGAAAGTGTAATGGCAAGTGTAAGAATGAGTGGAGAATTGCGAGATAAAATTTATAAAAATTTTAAAGAGCAAATTTATAAAGTATACGAAAACAATAGTGGTCTACAAGACTATCTTAAGTCTATTTTAGAATCATTTTATTCGGTTGAAGAACGCGAATTAATGAATGATTATTTAAAATTGCATGAGCGTATATTTAGGTTTAAAAATCCTAAAAAAGCTAATGAAGAATTTTCACCTAAAAAATATTTTAAAGGTTATCATGGCCGATCAGATTTTAATCAAGTTAGAGAAATTAATTTTGTTATTAATTCACATCGACCACATGACGAATCATTAACTTTTATGACTGGCGAAGATTGGCATCCAGGTTATACAAATCGTTATGATGATAAAGAAAATCCACCAAGTGATAATTACGTAGATGGCGATGTATCTTTAACATTACAGTTAGATGAACCTATTCAACTTGTACAAAACCATGAAAGAAATGGAATATGGTCTGCAGAAGAAAATGTGGAATCTTATAAAAACCCTATAATTGTTTCATCTTCTACAGATATAAGTGATATTAATAAGTTTGCTGAAGGTACTATAAAGATTAACGAATCTAAACTTCAAATAAAACATTTGTTAAAAAGTTGTACTACACTTAAACGATTTTTAGATACATGGCCTGCAGGTAAAGACTGCGTTCCCCAAAGCTATTTAGATAAAATGTTTGAAGCAGCTAAACCTTCTGTTCCTTCTAATTTACCTAAGTTTGATCCAAATGCTATCTTACCTGATGAAGTTAAAGAAGAAATGAATAGCACTGTGTTAACTAGTAAACTATTAGATAACTAATGGGAGCTATGAAACGTTGGATGCATGATGTTCATGATGATTGCTTATCTATGGGTGTTCGTAACACTGCTAAAAAGTATGACATCTCTGTTGATGATGTTAAAACTGCAACCATGAACCATGTTCAATGGAAAAAAAGTTGGGCTGAGTTTGTTATAGCAAACGATATAAAACAAACAATGGCTAATTCAAATGAAGCAGCAAAAAAAAGGGGCCTATAAAGACCCCTTTAAGATTTGCTTAACTTACGATATGTAAATCCACATTTCTAATGTGCCAGTTGCAACATCACCTGCAGGTGCTACTTGACAAGTAATGTCAATAGTATCATCTGCACTATAGGTAATAGGAGCAAGGTTTGCATCTTCATGGTCTGTACCACCGGCTTGGCCGATTGTAGAACCATCAATAAATCTATCTGGATCTGTAGCGTCACCAACGTCAAGTACTAAACCTGAGCCTGTGTCTAAATCAGAAGATTTAATTTTGATGTCATGTAAAGTTTCACCAGCAAAGATATCTACCATTTGGTATACATCAGCAGCATTTGGTGCAGCAGTTACATTAAACTTAGCGTATCTTACGCCAATCGCACCACTAGGAAATGGTTTGAATGACTGGTTACCTGAAACAGGATCACTTGTAAAAGTTGCCATATTTTCACCTTTATTGTTATATAACACTTAATTGTGTCATACTTAAAAAACATAAAGCATTCAGGATGAATGTCAACTGTAAATTATGGATAATCGAGTCTACGTAAAACGTAATCCCTTAGCCTATTATCGGTACAACACTCCTGAACATCTTCCCTATATACAGTGGAAGTTGGTCAGCAAAGGTGTTGCCTACAATATGGTCCACAGTAAACAAGTTGGATGGGAGCGTGCAAAGAAAGGGGAGTATGAGGACTGGTGTGTTCGCATGGAAAAATTAAGAAAGGAAAACTTATGAATTTATTATATTTAGACTTTGAAACTTACTACGATGTACAACTAAGCTTGAGTAAGATGACAACTGTACAATACGTTAACCACTCTGATTTTAAAATATGGGGAGTAGGTTTAAAATTCAATGATGGTGAAACAGGTTGGTATTCAGAAGATGAGTATGAAGAAGCTCTTTCACAAATACCTTGGGATGAGACCGCAGTTGTATGCCACAACACATTGTTCGATGCATACATACTTACACAATATCTGGGCCACTACCCTGCGTACTACTACGACACCGCTTCCTTAAGTCGGGGCGTGTACCCGAATCAATCTGCACGACTAAAAGATGTAGCTATTCGTTGTTTTCCAAACGATGAAAAATTACGTAAAGGGGAAGAACTTATTAATGCTAAAGGCGTACGTGACTTAGATCCAGAACTTGATGCACAAATTGGAGGTTATTGTATTCAAGATGTAGATATAACTTATCAGATATATCACAAAATGATGGAAGGTTACCCACAAACTGAACTAGACATTATTGATATGACTGTGCGTATGTTTGTAGAACCCAAATTAATTTTAGATAAAGAAATGCTTATTGCACACAAAGAAAAAATTAAAGAAGAAACAGCACAAGCAATTGAAGATTCTGGTACAACCCGTGAAATTATGGCATCTCAACAAAAGTTTGCACAATATCTAGAAGATCTTGGCATTACTGTACCCACAAAAAAAAGTCCTACAACTGGCAAACAAATACCCGCTTTTAGTAAAACTGACTCTGCATATATACAAATGCAAAACATGTACCCTCAATACAAACATCTTTGGGATGGTAGAGAAGCAGTAAAATCACGTATTGAAGAAACCCGTGCACAAAGGTTTTTAGAAAGCATTAATCCTGATGGTACTTTCTCTGTACCTTTGCGTTATTATGCAGCACATACAGGTCGATTCGGTGGTACAGAAAGTATTAACTTACAAAATTTACCCCGGGGATCTGCATTACGTAAAGCAGTCATGGCCCCTGAAGGACAACAACTTTATGTTGTGGATTTATCAAACATTGAAGCGCGCATGCTTGCATGGCTAGCTAAAGAAGCTGACTTACTTGATGCGTTTGCAGCTGGGCGTGATGTTTACAGTGAGTTTGCATCTCAAATATATGGTAGGCCTGTAACAAAAGCTGACAAATTAGAACGTTACGTAGGTAAAACAGCTATTTTAGGATTAGGTTATGGCATGGGCCCTGATAAATTTAGAGACACTCTTAAAAACGGATCACCATCTGTTGATGTAGGAGAAAGTACAGCTATATCAATTGTTGCTCAGTATCGTGCTATGTACCCAAACATACCTAAACTTTGGAATGCATGCAAACAAGCTTTATTTACAATGCGTCATACAGGTAACCCAGAAGGACGACCGTATGGGCCCTTGATTATTAAACCAGGTTCTATACAACTACCTAATGATATGTTTCTTAAATACCCAGATTTAGATTTTATTGATGGTAATTTTATGTACAACTCAGGGAAAACAATGGTAAAAACGTACGGTGCACGATTAACAGAAAACATCGTACAAGCCCTGGCGCGAATTGTTATTGTAGATCAAATGTTAGATGTACAATCTTTACCTGAAGTACAAGTTGTTTTACAAGTACACGATGAAATTATATCAATTGGTTCTAATATAGATTCTGACAAGACACTAGATAAAATACTAGCTATAATGAAAACACCTCCTTCTTGGTGTTCAGATTTACCACTAGATGCTGAAGGAGGCTACAGCCAACGATATGACAAATGAGCAATCTAGTACTAACAAGACGTAAGCATGACTCAGTAGTTTTACACCAGGATGGTGAAGAATTATGTGTTATTACTATTACTGCATTAGGCCCTAAACAAGTTAAATTAGGTTTTAATGCAGATGAATCTGTTAAAATAGATAGACAAGAAATATACGAAGCTAAACAAGCTAACAATTAATCGGAGAATTATATGGAATTAGTTTTCTTAAAAGCAAAGCAACGCCTTGCAAAAGAAATATCAAATAAAGGTACTACACCTTACCCACTTACTAAGAATTTTACATCTCAACATGTACAAGTATCTAAAACTAAAAAAGGTTTACAAGAGTTTTTAAAAACTTTACAAACACAAGCTGCATCAGGAGCTTGTTTGCACAAAGGTTTATTAAAACGCCCACTTAAAAACGAATCACGAGCTATGATGGCTGACCGTGTAGCGTCAACAGAATTATTAATCCTTGATATAGACGGTATACAAATGCCTACCAGCCAGTCCCCTGATGTACGCACAGTTGCAGAAAAAATAGTTGCACAACTACCAGAATGTTTTCAAGATGTAAGCTACATAGCTCAAGCGAGTGCATCTTTAGGGTTTAAAAAAGACAAAGTATCTATGCACTTTTTCTTTTTATTAAATCAACCCACCCAACCTAAAATATTAAAAGAATGGTTTAAATTATTAAATTACGAAACAGACATTTTGTCATCTCAATTATCTTTGTCTGCAAATGGACAAAGCTTATCTTATAAACTAGACCCTAGTGTTGCTGAAAATTCTAAAATAATTTATATAGCACCACCTACTTTTAAAGATGACATACAAGACCCCATCTCATCAGATAGGTTTGTACTAATCGAACGTGGTTCGGTAACCATAGATCCTAGACCATTGTTAGTTCATGTTAACCCAGAACGCGTACATAACTTAGGCGTCCAGGTTAAAGATGGACTGCGTAAAAAACTTAACTTACCTAAAAAAACAAGCAAGCTAAGCACTGTAAGCATAGGGGGAGAAGCACAAGAGGTGTTACAAAACCCAGATAAAATGACTATTGAAATATCAAGAGTTAATGAACCCTATGTTAATTGCAATGTTAATGGGGGCGATAGCAATGGATATTACTTTGTATTAACTAACCCTCATTATATGTACAACTTTAAAGGCGAACCTGTATGGGAAATACAAAAAGCCGACCCAGATTTTTATCGAAATATATTTGAAATTTTTGCAGATAAAATTGATAAAGATAAAAAAATAAAACCTGTCGCATTACGCGACTTTTACACTGACACTTACTATAACGGAATATACGATGAAACAACTCAACAATTTACCAACGACTACCCCCTCACGCCCACCAATAAGCAGTCTATTGATGACTTTATGCGCTCTCATAATCGCCCTTCCTTGGATTACATTCCTGATGCTAGGGTCGTATTTGATCCAAGCAATAACAAAGGTATTGAGTTAGATGAAGCTCCTTACTATGTAAACTTATATAGAAAAACTGAGTACATGTTAAATCAGGAAGACCATGTATCTGAGTTAACATACGGGGAAGCTGAAAAATTACACACAATAACACCACACATAGCGCAGCTTTTGATGCATGTATTAGGTAATGGTAAAACTGAGTTTGAACATTTTGTTAATTGGTTAGCTTATATTTATCAAAACAAAAACAAAGCTATGACTGCTTGGATTTTTACAGGCGTACCTGGGACTGGCAAGGGCTTGTTTGTACACAAAGTACTTAAGCCATTATTTGGAGAACAACAAACACCTATGCGGGCCTTAGAAAATATTGAAGAACAATTCAATTTATATATGAGAACAGCACTCTTTTTAGTAGTAGATGAATTTAGAATGGGAGACGCAGGTAGCATAGGTAAAATGGCTGATAAACTTAAACACCAAATTACTGAACCCAATCTTACTATTCGTGCAATGCGTTCTAATCAAATAGAACTACCAAGCTTTTGTAACTTCTTGTTCTTAACTAATAGAGCAGACGCAGTCAAAATAGAAGAAGGCGATAGACGTTACAACGTAGCTCCACGCCAAGAAGTAAAACTAGAAAATGCAAATGCTGATCTTATTAATAATATAGGTAACCTTGAACAAGAGCTTTATATCTTTGCTGGAGTGTTAAACAAGTTTCAAGTAGATCAACGTATGGCTCACACAGCATTAGAAAACGAAGCTAAAATACAAATGAAAAACATTTCAATGTCTGTACTTGAAGAGTTTGCAGCTGCAGTACGTCAACGCAACCTTGAATATTTTACAGAAGTATTGGATATACCACTTACAAACACCTTTGATGCAGGGGGTATTAGTACAGCACAAAGATATCTTAAGTATTGGATAGCAGAAGTAGGTAATGAAATAATTATACCTATGTCTCAATTTAAATTAGTTTACGACATACTTACTGACAGTCGTAACAAATTATCTACAAGAGACTTTACAAAAGCTATGTCTAGGTTAAATATTAAAACTTCTAGAAAAAGAATAAGTGCAGATAAAAATGCGTCTATACCTAGAGGGGTTGTATTGACTTGGAAATTAGACGACAATATTCGTACTTCTTTAATTAAAGAACATTTTGAAGATAGAGATAATTTACTATTACAAAAAACTAGCTAGGAAGGCTGTATAACAAATGACCGAGCTTGTACAAGACAAGCGCCCAGATCTCATTAATGTAATAGAGACTGAGGCCCCAAAAGAGTTGGGATTAATCCCAGCCTGGTCTTACTCCGCCTTAAAAACTTATGAAACTTGCGCTTATCGTTCATATATTGGAAAAGTTAAAAAAATAAAAGAAGACTTTGGCCCAGCTGCTGCACGCGGTACTGACATCCACCAACAAGCTGAAGACTATGTAAGGGGGATTTTAAAAGAAGTACCCGACACACTTAAAAAATTTCAATCTCAATTTGAAGATTTACGTGAAGGCTTTAATGAAGCTGTTGTAGAGCTAGAAGGAGAATGGGGGTTTACAATTGACTGGGAACCCTGTGGCTGGATGGAAAAAGGTGTATGGGCAAGAGTAAAATTAGATGCTTATGTAGAAGAAACAGAAACATCAGCGCGAGTAATAGACTATAAAACAGGCAGACAATATGGTAATGAAATAGCTCACTCACAACAAGCACTTACATATGCTATTGGTAGTTTTTTACGTTACCCAGATTTAGAAATGGCTAAAACAGAAATGTGGTATTTAGACCATGGCACTACCATGGAAAAAACATACACACGAGATCAGGCTCTTATGTTTCTACCAAAACTACAAGAGCGAGCAATTGCTATGACAACAGCAACTAAGTTTCCACCTAATCCGTCTAAAAATAGTTGCAGATGGTGTTCATTTGGTAAAGGAGAAAACCCCTATTGCGAATGGGCTATAAATTAGTATAATAACCACTTAACATTCAATCAACTAACACCGAATGTTAATAACGAGGAAAAAGAACAATGACCAACGAACACTCTATACCCCCACCCTATGAGCATCAAGCCAACACCACTAATTTTATTCTTAACCACCCTAGGTGTCTTATTACATCAGATCCTGGTACAGGTAAAACACGTGCAGTTCTTGACGCCCATATTAACTTATCAGGTAAAACACTTGTTCTTGCCCCGCTTTCAATATTAGAAGCAGCATGGGCAGAAGATATACACAAGTTTCAGCCTGATATTAATTTTGGAGTAGCATATGCTAAAAATCGTAAAAAAATATTTGAAGATGATTCCTTCGATATGGTCATCACTAACTTTGAAGCTGTCAACTTTCTACGTAAAAACCCACAATATGTTGAAAAATTTTCTACAATCGTTATTGATGAATTTACTGCTTTTAAAAACCAATCAGCACAACGCAGTAAAAATATTAAATCACTTATCTCACATTTTACTAATAGGATTGCCATGTCTGGTACTCCTAATAGTAATACTATTCTAGACCTATGGCACCCAGTGCTCCTTGTAGATGACGGAGAACATCTAGGGGAGCGCTACTGGGCTTTTCGTAACCAAGTTTGTACACCCCGCTTTAATGGCTTTGCTAACGAGTGGATTGACAAACCAGGTATTGAAGAAGCAGTCGCTGCTAAACTAAGCGACATCACTATTCGCTATGCACTAGAAGATTGCATAGACCTTCCAGAAAATATTGTACGAACTATGCGTACAAAATTGTCTTCAAAAGTACAAGCTATGTACGATATCTTTGTTAAAGAATCTGTTCTATATACTAACTCTGGCACTATTAATGCAGTACATGCAGGAGCCCGGGTTAAAAAGTTACTACAACTAGTATCAGGGGGCGTGTACGACGAAGATGGTAACGTTCAGTATTTACACCAAGAACGCTACGATATTGTTATGGAACTTGTAGCAGCACGCAAACATTCTATTGTTGCTTTTAATTGGAAACATGAACGCGACGCTCTTATAGAAATAGCAGAAAAACAAAACATTACATACGAACTTATAGATGGGTCAGTACCTGCACACAAACGCAAAGACATTGTAGAACGTTTTCAAGCTGGTCATATACAAGTACTTTTCTGTCACCCACAATCAGCTAGTCATGGTCTTACTCTTACAAAAGCTACCACAGCTATATGGTGTTCACCTACTTATAATGCAGAACATTTTCAACAATTTAATAAACGTATATATAGAGCAAGCCAAAAAGAAAAAACAGAAACAATTCTTATTGCTGCACATAAGACTTGGGAAGAAGATGTATACAAAAAACTAAACAGTAAATTAGGCAAAATGGAAAATTTGTTACATATACTAACGGCACTAAACAATGACAAATAATGATATCCCCTTTGAAAAATTACAAGAACTTATGAAAGACGCAATTCTTGATATTTTAAAACGACCATCTGAAGCTATTGCTATTGCATTAGTTTTTGCAGTGACTGAACTAGTACACACCCGTGCTACTAAAGAAGAAGAATTACCTGACACTATGGAAGAACTTATTTCACAAGCCGGCAAGGAGGCTTTAACTTTAACTGATGAGGTATATCTTGCAAAACCACCCTCAGAAACGGAGACCATACACTAATGAATATGGATGAAATGCTAAATGAATTAGCTACAACCCGACAATCTATTGTCGATTTACATGAACAAGAAAAAGTCCTTAAAACAAAAAAGGATGATTTAGAAACACAGATTATTATCAGCCTTAAAGATCAAGGAGTTGATCGAGTTGGTAATGATGCGTGTACTGTTTCCATTAAACAGGAAATAGTCCCTACAGTCCGTAACTGGGACGCGGTGCATGAACACGTACTTGCCACTGGGCAGTTCGAGTTAATGCAAAAACGCATGTCAGCAACAGCCTATAGGGAGCTAATACAAATGGGACATGAAGTTCCAGGCGTAGAAGCAACTGAACTGACCCGAATGAACTTCAGGTCAAAATAATAATATCAACGAAAAACGGAGAAATAACGATGACTGATATTACACTAGTAAGCGATAAAGTGCCGGCGCATGTACAAAAAGGCAGCGGGTTGGGTAATGAAAACATTACTGCAGCTCATTTACAAACTCCCAGAGTTAAGCAGTTACAACAGCTTAGCAATGAAGTTGACGAGCAACACAGTGAGCATATTGAAGGAGCCAAAGTTGGTGACTTTATTAACACTGTAACGCGAGAAAACTATGGGCAGTCAATCTATGTGTTAAACATACGATTTACTGAAGAGTTTGTAGCGTGGAAGAAGCGTGAAAAAGGTGGAGGATTAGCAGGCAGCTTTGCAAGCAAAGAAGACGCTATTGAATCTCTTAAATCTCAAGATCTTAATCCAGAAGATTATGATATTACTGAGACTCACTCTCACATGTTAATAAGAAAAAATGAAGAATCAGGAAACCTTGACGTTCCATTTTTATTTGACTGTGCATCTTCTAAGTTGCGAGTATCCAGAGAATGGAATACTCAAATTGCTGGTCTAAGTGGAGATCGTTTTTCATCTTTATGGAAAATGTCTTCTGTTAGAACTGAAAATAGAACTGGACAAAAGTTCTATAACATCCAAGTTGAAAAAGTTGGATGGGCAACTGACGACGATTACAACAATGCTAAAACAGTGTTTGAAAGTATTAAGTAATTAACTTGCGTACATGGTGCGACACATACTGTCGCATCATGTATACTACTCAAATGCCTGATTCAAAACATAAAGGTTGGTTCTGGGATGACGTAAACAGACGTATGTATCGTTGGCATGATCTACAACTCCTCATGAGAGAGCGAGCAGTAAAAGTTGAAAGAAAAGGACTTCATAAACAAAATCCACAAAAAACTTCCTAAAGAAATTTATAAGTGGAAAATCAACGACCCATATCATGGGGGTGTTCCTGACGCATTCTATTCTGGCCCTGGCGGCTTTTGTTTTGTAGAATATAAATATGTGCAATCCTTACCTGACCGTGGTACGTCAAAAGTACCCATCAATCTTTCTCAACAACAACGCCTCTGGATCCAGCGGGCGCACACACATAAGTTACCTACGTACATAGTCCTGGGATATCCTGATGGTGTATGTATAACAAATAATCCTTTAGCAGAATTTTTTTATTTAGATTGCTTTTTAAGGTGTGCCGTGACTTTTGAAACATATATCGATAAAATAAGCAACATATGTTTAACTATTAGGGAGTAATAGATGGATATGGTAAATCAACCACCTCATTATAATCAGGGTGGTATTGAGTGCATTGACGGAATAGAAGCAAGCATGAGCAAGGAAGCGTTTGCTGGTTACTGTAAAGGCAATGTTATTAAGTATTTGTGGCGTTACGAGTATAAGAACAAAGTTGAGGACTTAAAAAAAGCTCAATGGTACTTAGACAGGCTCGTTAAGTCGCAGGAGGAATAAATGAAAGAGATAGGAATTTTTACTAATCTTTCAAAAACACTCGGACGTTGTACAAGCATTGCAGATTGTCCTTGTGTCGGTATATGTAGTTGCACCCAATGGGGTGATGATCGCTGCAAAGGTTGCGGACGAACCGCGACCGAAGTTCGAGATTGGAATACTTTCTCTAAAATAGAAAGAAAAATCATAAATCTACGAAATGCATCAGAAAACTATGGTATTAGGCAGCTACAAAGGGGAACCCGCGTAGAAGAGCCTAAGAAGGCCGTCAGTTAATTATTGGCCTAACGTAAGCAATTGCATTGGCCTAATGGTGATATGCGCACCTGTGGCATCCTGAGCCCACGTTTTTCTAAAAAGCCCTTAAAATTTACCCAGATAGGGGGTTTTTGTTATTTTCTGCTATTTTTTGTTCTAAAGAAGAAATTTCAGCTTTAATTGTAGCTATATCTGTTTTAATTTCTGTAACATCTGGAACTTTTATACCATTAATTTCTTTTTCTAAAAACTTTACAGAAGTTTCTATAGATGCAAATCGTTCTTCAATAGCTTTTTGTGCTTGTTTTGTATCACCTATACCACCAATCTTAGCTTCTAAGTTTGTTATGCGGTTTACATAGGTAGCTCCTGTGTAACCAAACCCTGCAAGAGTAGAAACAATTCCTACTAAAGCAATCACCTGTGTTGTTTTACTTTGTAACCAATCCATATAAGTCTCCTAAAATGTTGGCTGCATTTCTTTTAGTTTAGTAAGAGTTCTAATATTAGTACCCGCTAATTGATAAAACGCAGCTGTGTTATCTTGAATAGTATTAGTAGTATAAATGCTTTTGGGTTCATACCAAACTTCTTTCTCTGGCAAACTAACTAATCTATAGTTATTAAACCCAGGAACAAAACCCATAACAGCTATAATAGCGTTTTCAGATCCATACTCCCCTGTCTCTTCTTGTTGTGTTTGCACATCCTCTTGCGCATTTTGTAAGTTTTCTGCAATTATATTTTCTACTGTTGTGTCTGTATCAGAATCGGTATTAACCGAATTAACTGATATGTTTAAACTGTCTTGACTAGATACATTTGCTACCGTTGCAATAACAACTTCAGTAGTAGTTGTTTCTGTTTCAACTGTGCTTGTACTTATAGAAGTATCAGATACAGAGGTGCTACTCATATCAAGAACTTGGTTAGTTTGTGCTGTAGAGGACGCAAATTGATCTGACATACTAGGAGAACTACTAGTGCTAATACCAGAGTTAGATGAAGAGTTTACTGCATTACCAGCCGCAGTGCTGTTACCCGTGGCATGTACCGATGTGCCTGCAGTTGTACCACTAACACTGGCTTGTGCGGTAGCTAAAGTAGATGAAACAACACTTAAAGCCATTTCTTTACTTATAGAACTTTTTCCCTCAGAAGCTATAAGTTCTTCTTCTATAACTTCTTCTATAACTTCTTCTTCTTCAACAAGTTCTTCAATAGGTTCTTCCGCCGGCTCTTCTGCATGCGCAAGTTCTTCTTCCATTGCTGTCTCTTCCTCAAACCACTCCTCCAATTCTTCAATGGTTTCTAATTCAATAAATGTTTCGGGCTCTCTAAAATCTTCTACAAGAAAAGTTTCTTGAAAAATAAACTCTTCAAGCATTATATCTTCTATGGGTAAAAAAACTTCTTCTTCATGCATAGGTAAATCGTGCATAATTTCAAAAGTTTCTACAAATTCATCTCGCGGTATAAATTGTTCAAAAAATATTTCTTCTTCAAATATAAATTCTGGTTCTTCAAATACATAATATTCTTCTTCAAATGTAAGTAATTCTTCAAAAGTGTCATACTGAGTGTCATACTCAAACATTTCTTCTTCATACCCATAATCAAAATATTCTTCTTCTTGAAAGTAAGCGATAGAGTCTTCTTGCCTGTAGCCTTGACAAAAAGGCCCATATTGAGGATCAAGATCACATTGCCAATCATCATAAGCATCCCAATAATAAGGGCACGACTCTGAATACAGTTGATCTATATTACATTGTTGAGTTTGATAAGCATCAGCATAACCTGCACAACTTGTATTATTTAAAGGGTTGCTACAATCTATGTTATTACCACTACCAGAACCATATAAAGAACCGCCGTTTTCTAATGTTGTGTTTATTGCTGTGTTATTCCAGTTAGTATTTACACAAGTAGAACTATTAGTAGTGCCAGTAGAACATTCATCATGATAGTAATAAGTGTATGAGTTTGCTTTATTAGACCCCACTTCGCCTATAAGCACATCGTGATTGATTATATTTAGTTCACGATAGCGTAAATCAAAAGAGTTATTGTTCCAAAGTATTATTTCAAAACTATTATCTGATGCTCTGTTATATTCTCTAAGGTTATACCAACCAAAGATCATTTTACTTGAATCCCCCCACGACTTCATACGTGAGCCCGAGTCTCTAATTAAATCAGTCCAGAAGGCGTATATGGTATAAGTATGCTGTCCATTGATAGGGTCAGGAGTATAGTCATTACAATAGCTACCACTAGAACCAAAATGGAGACATCCATTAGTTGCCATTCTCGCTTGGCTAAATGTAGACCCATAAAAAGAAAAATCAAAAGAAAGGTCAATTGCAGGAGAAATTCCATCGTCAGATACTGAGTAAGCTAACTCGCCCTCAAAGTTGTTGGCATTAGCATTAAGGTCGTAAAGGTCTTGATTATTTTCATAAACATATTGAGCTGATAAATTACTTGTAAGTAATAAACAACTTATTACTTTAAGCCAGCGATACATTCTTTCTTAAGTTGAGAATTTGAATGCCAGACTTGTTTACACTTTTGTACTTTTTCTTTATACCAAACTTTATAGTCAGGTCGGTCTTGTTTGTTTTCACTCCAAGCAACTGTTGCTTCTTTACCTATTTTACCTTGGTAAGGACATGGTGTGCCTGCCATTTCCATTGCAGCAAATACCCTAGGATCTGCACATAACAATGATATAGAAGCCACTTTCATACCCATATCGTAAAGGTATTTAGATAATTTTAATCTTTCACAGTTTTGGTCTCTTACAGTTTTACCACCAGAAAAACCAAACACTTGGCCTTGGAACGCGCCCGATCTTCCTACAGTACATAAGTCCTGTGAATAAGACATTATAGATGGAGCGATAGCAGATGCAGGGGGTGCTTCTGATTTTATGTTTTGGTTGATTGTTTGAGTTGAGTTCGACTCGTTAATGTTTCTGTTCGTGTTGTCAGATTTTGAGTTATTCTCATTAACATTCCTATTGTCCGTTGTAACATTTGAATCCGAAGTCGATTGATTGATATTCGTATTGTTAGAAGTGTTAGTGTTGGTGTTGTTAGAAGTACTCGAATTGGTGACATTTTGATTTACCGTAGAATTAACAGTTGAGTTAGAAGTAGAGGTCGAAGTATTAACATTGTTGTTTGTATTAGTATTGTTAGAAGTTGATGTGCTGTTGTTAGTATTATTGTTAGTATTATTGTTAGTATTTGTTGCTGTATTTATATTTGTATTTTGATTAGTACTAACATTAGTATTAGTATTAGTATTTACGTTGGTATTACTGTTGGTATTATTATTGGTATTAGTATTAGTATTGGTGTTATTTGTGGTGGTATTGTTAGTAGTATCCAAACTATTTTGCTCGCAATACTGAGAGCCAGCAGTACAGTTACCTGTCTGATCCCCATACGAATTAAAAGAGAATATCAACCCTAAAGCTAGAAGTGTGCGTTTGTTCATAATTTTTTATTAACATTTCCAACGCCTTCTAGCTTGCCTTAGCCTTGAGTTTGGGTTTTTTGCAGCTTTAGGGAATTTTTTCATCTGCCCTGCAGATCTAGCGCAAAAAGACTTACGTCTTTTAGCGGCTTTACTTCCCTTTTTAACTTTTCCTGTTACTGCGGTTTTTAATTTAGACCCTGGATTTGCTCTACGATAAGCGGCTACGCCTTTCTTAGTCATGCCAGCGCCTGACTTAGTCTTTCGGTAGTTGGCGCCCTTACCCCTTGTTGTTTTTCGTATTGGGTTTTCTTTTTTGCGGGGCACGTTTCTTCCTTATTGGTTGTTTTAAATTCTTCTTAAACAGCTTTGCATAGGCTTTTTTTACCTTATCCAAAAACTTTTCAATATATTCTATATACATAATTATACTCATTAATAAAAGAGCTAAAACAATAGTATAACAAATTACAGTTATTTTCGTCTCCTAGTAGTCTTTTTTTTAGCCATTGTTCTGACTCTTGTAGGTTTACCACCTACACCTTGGGCCTTAGCACGTTTGCGTTTAACCGCACTTCGTTTTTGTGCGGCTGTCATGCGAGCTGCTTTGGACTTAGGGACACATTTAGGATAACCTTTTCTTTTGGTAGAAGCTTTTTTTCTACCGCAGGGTGCGTGTCCACCACCTTTTTTCTTTCTTCCTATATCAACCCATTCTTCCTTAAACCATTTTGTTAGGCCACCTTTTGGTTTAGCACTAGCCATTATTTTTTATAGCCCCCACCTCTTTTTTTATAAGTTCTGACTAACCAGCCATTTGCATATGCTGATGGGTAAACTTTAAATTTTCTTTTAGCTTCTGCTTTTACTCTAGCGTATAGTTTTTTATTTGTGGGTGTTGGCATTATGCTCTCCTTGCGTTTTTTGTTCTTTTAAAAGAACGGTTTGATCTTTTTGATTCCATTTTCATATTTTTAGCCACGCTGTTTAAAGGGTTGTTGTCTTTATGTGCAACATCTTTACCGTCACCTTTTTTCGCTTTGCCTTTAGCTATCATTATACGCCGTGCTTTGTTTCTACCAGCTCTGCGTTTCTTTTGTGCAGCTGTACCCTGGTAGTTGTCATATTCTTTACGGTAGTTTCTTCTGGCCATTACTTGCCAGTTTTATTCATAGCTTTTTTGTGTGCTTGTCTCATGGTATCACCCATAAGCATACGCCTTTTCATAAAAGCCATGTGTTTTGCGCTGTGGTGTTTGCTGTGTCTTTTTAAAGATGCCTCTTGGCGTTTAGAAATACTTTTCTTTTTAACTTGTTGAGATGGTCTTTTACGTTTTCTAGGCATTATTTTTTGCCTTTCTTTTTAGCAATTTTTTTCTGTAAAAATGCAGGCAAAGTTTTTTGTTTTGCTGTAAGTTTTTTAGCTGGTTTCTTTTTTTTCATCATTTTCATTGCTTTCCTTTAGGTTTTTTAGGGTTGTAAGATATTGCAATTTCTTGAGCAATTTCTTGTGCGTTTTTTGTAGGTAAACCTTCAAAATTTATAGCATCTTCTGCGCGTTCTCTTTCAGGTACAACATGCTCCATTTTGCTTTCTTCAACGTTATTTTCCCCAATTTTTGTTTTTGTAGGGGTAGTTTGTTTTCTAGTCATTTTTCTCCTGTGCAATTAAAAAATCAACTAACTTTATTTTATCATTAATTTCAACTAATTTACCAACCAGTTGGTCTAAGTACTCTGTAAAGTTAGTGTGCTCTGGTATAGAAGTAGCGTTTGAAGTAAGAACTTCTAGGTCTAAACTGACCTGGGCCCGTTGTCCTTCAAGCGATGCTTTATAAGCTATGTAGATAGATCCTTTATCCATTTATCTCTCCTTAGAAGTGTTCTATTACTTCATCTTCCACGGCTAGTAACCGTATGAAGATTTCTTTTTACCTTTTTTAGCTGGCTTTTTCTTTTTAGCAGGCTTCTTTTTGTACATTCCTTTCATACCCATTTGATTTATACCTCCGCATTTCATAATAATTTATAGTACCTTAACTAGGCTCAGTTGGCCAGACTACATTATCGAAAGATGTTTTACTTGAATTGTTTGCAGGTACATCCCTTAATGCTTGTCTGTATGTAGCCCATTCTGTTTTTTTAGAAGAAGAAAGCGGACTGTCAACAGTTTGTGTCCAATCTGATTCAGTCAACAAAGTGTTTCTATCGCGTCTAACTTTAGGCCAAAAATCAGGAGTAAAAGCCACTGGACTACCATCTACAAATTTATACTGACCTGGAGGGTACGTCCCTTCTACAGCTGTTTGTCCACTAGCTAAACCTATGTCAGATACATTAGTAACATTAGAACTTCCTATGCTAATTACTTCGCCAGTTGATGTTGTATATACAGTGTATTTCATTTTACGTTCCTTGCGTATTATCCATAGTTACGTACAAAGCTGCATAAGTGGAGTTAACTTGGCCGCCTGTTACATTCCAATTTATCCTCCAATACACAGTGCTTTGAGTAGAACTTAATCCTGATATATTACCATCCCAAACATACACATAAGACCTATAAGTACCTGAATCTGCATTTACTAGAGGACTAAGACTTGTAAAGTTAGAATTATCAAAACTATATTGAATAGTGCCGTTTCTAACATCACCAAGCACTGCAGAGTATATAACTCTATACCCCGCTCCATTTCTTACATTAGTAATAGTAACCCCAAAATTTACAACAGAACTAGTTTCTACGGAAACAATAGTGCTACCGGGGTATGTACCTGACCAAGAAGAATTTTCTCCGGTAACTTGCAAAGGCACTTCAGCAGCATCTGCTCTATGGCTTATTATTTTAGTTTCTACATCAGCAAACTTTTTAACGGCTAAAGTATCTACATTTATTTCTGTACCTGTAATAGTATCAGCGGCTATTTCATTAGCTGTAATAGTATTACCGGCTATTTGATCGGCTGTAATAGTATTACCGGCTATTTCAGTAGCTGTAATAGTGTCACCATCAATTTGAGTAGCTGTAATAGTATCAGCTATAATTTTTCCACCATTTAAAGTACCAATTTTAGCGTCAAGAATAGCGGCATCTTTGATACGTGCTTGGTCTATATAAACAACACCGCTATCAACAATAAATGGGGCTACAGAATTAGAACCAGCCGCACCTGAACCATCCCAAATAGCAAACTTGTCAGCTTGAAACTGTATAGCAGAACCAGTCCCACTATCTGAAGCATTTGCTTCTAGGACCATGCCAGCTACCGCTCCATTGGCTTCGACTTTAAGTACATAAGCCGCAGCTGCGTTAGCATCTGTTGCATTTACATGAGAAAGAATTGTATTTGAAGCACTATAAGCAGTACCGCTGTTATCATCTCCAGAGCCTACATAGGCAGAAAGTGTTGTTAAAGAAGAAGATGTAGCAGAATTCGCATTAGTTACTGTAACAATATTAGATTGCGCAGTGGCCATAGCTGCGGTAATAGTGCTGCCAGTAAAACTTGTACTCCCAAATACATTAACTAACGTTGCATCGCGTCCTGCTACCCAACCATTGTTAGCTGCATTTCTTGTATAGACTTGACTATCATCTGTATCAAACCAAATATCATGCGTGCCTATGGCAGAACCATCTGTTCTAGTACTTGGAGAACTGCTTTGTTTGATTATATTTGCTACACCGGAATTAAGAGCAAGCAAACTATAACCTGGTAATCCAGACAAAGTTTCACTAAGTGCTGTCATTGTAGCCGCTATGTTTTCAACAGTTGTAGCACTAGCCATGTTAGACCAGGGTCCAGGAATGTTAGTTGTGCTTATAAACCTAACCCAATAATAATAAGTTGAGTCATACTCCAAACCTTTATCTGTATATATAAAAGCATTAGTAGTTCCGACTAATACAGCACTACTTAAATCTTCTGCTTGAGAACGCCAGATTTCTGTAAAAGCGTGATTGCCATAAGGAGCAGTATTAGTAGATTGGTTCCAAGATAAAAGAACATCGGTAAATAAGCCACTAGCAGTAAGAGATGTAGGAGCGGGAGGTACGGTTACATCCCCAACTTCATCAGCGGCTGGGCCAAAGCCAGTTGCGCCTGCTATGTTTGGATTATATGGGGCTTTAGCTAAGTCTGTAGCTAAACCACTATCTACAAGATCTCGATGGGTTACAGCTCTATCTTTTGGGTCCCCCCTTCTACCAAGCCGCACTTCAAGGGCTTCTTTCATAGACTCTAATGCAAGTTTAGTTTCGGTGTCTATTTGAGCCGGAATGTTCTTAAGGGCTGGAATTTTAGTTTCAGCCATTAGATTCCTCTTAGTTCATCTATTGATTCAGCAATACAAATTTCATTTACTACTTTTGCAGAAGATACTTCTATTGCAAAGTCTTTAAATACTCTTGGTGGTAGCCTAAGAACAGGTTCAGGTATATTAGTAGAATTTATAGTTACAGAGTTACCAGCCGCATTAACATAACTACCTGAAACTGAGTGTTGAGTACCAGAAAGAGCAATAGTTCCTGTGTAGAACAAAGTGCCATCTCCATACACTTTTACTGTAACAGGAAATGTTTCAGCATCTACTTTAACAAACCCCATGCTGGTTGGCTTGGGCGGAACAAAGTCTTTAGATTTCCAAGTATATGTTTGGTTTGTTGTACCACCTTGAAACTTTTTAATTTGGTTTGCAATAATTAAATAGGCATTACCGTCATCGGGATCAGTAAATGTGCCCCTAATAAGTGCGCTTGCAGTTAACTCAGTTAATGCGTTTTTACCCCCCCTAGGGTCAAATATAAAACCACCAAACCCAGAACCCGTATTATAAAAACCTAAATATCTGCCTTTCCATAAAGTAGCATTAATAGTACTTGGGTAGTAAGTAGATTGCCATTGATCTGGACTAATTAAACCTTCAGTAATAATTTGTACATCTGTACCAGCAGCTGCAACTAACCCCTCTGCCCCTGCATATATAACATATTGGCCCATGTCTACCATAGATGTTTTACTTAAACAGGATTGTGTAGATTCAATTTTAATTGCACTCATAGATGCAGGATCAGACCCCGCAACTAAATAGGGAGAACCCTCAGTGGTTACAATTAAACCATTACCAACAGCCTTCATACCTACAATGTTATCTTCTATAGCGGTGCGATAAGAAGTAGGCCAAGCGTGCGGTAAAAAAGGCTCAGAAAAACAAATTCGCTTCCCAGTAAACCCTGCCATTATGCCATTTGGTAAAGCCGTTAAACCTTTCATTGGGCCATCGGGGTAGGTAGAACTATCATCATCTGGTGGTGCAACCCAATAATAAGAAGGAATAACTTCAGCTAATTCATCATTATTAGAAGTATCATCGTAACTAGTAGTTGCCATTGCAACTTCTGCAACAAACTGAAAAGCTGTTGTATTAGAACCTGTATTAGATCTGTAGATACGTTTTGTACCCGCACTAGAACCAAAATTGTTATTTGATTTAGCACCAGCTGTTGATAAGTTACTTACAGTAATTACTGCGTTGTCGTCGGTTGTAAGTACAGTAGAAGCTGCTGATGGAGGCCCTTCTTCGCCATATGAACTTACAAAGGTATAAATATAAGAAGTAGAAAAATCAGGTAGTTGGTCTGCAAGACCTTTAAATGTAGCACCGTTGCTAATAGTTCCCGATGTGCTTGCGCCTGTAGCCGATACAGCAACTTCTACGGTTAAAGTAGTTGCACTGGGTACAGTAGCTATTTTGTGTGTTTGGTTTATATCATCTGCCGGTACAGCGTTTTGAGCACCAAAGCCTGCAAGTGTTACGTACTGGCCTACGGCTGCACCGTGGTTACTTGCTGTGGTCACTGTCAGCACTGATGAACTGCTGGCCGTGGTTAAAGTAGCGTTAATTGATACCGGTGTTTTAATTGCAACAGTTGGTGTATTTGCAGGAGCTTCAATCCCCAACCTAAAAAATGCGTTGGGGTACACAGTTCCCCCAATTACATTAGTACTTCTACCCATACGTGGAAAAGATTGACCGGTCCAATAAACAGTGTTGTTTGTATCACCAGCAATCGGGCCAGGTACAACATCTACATCTTCATCAAACTGTAGCCACTGAGTATCAGTGTATTTATAAATACTTAGTCTATTAGAATTAGATAAAGTGGTTACATCTGCTTTTGGGTTTATAACTGTATCATCAGTTATAGGAGTTAAACGTTGACTTTCTAAGTTAACGTTTGAAGCTGTTTGCGCTAGAGTATCCTCTAGTAATCGAGGTGAGACCTGCGGAGCAATTCCACCAAACTGGATAAGTTTAAAATACGCCATATCATCTGAAAGTATACATTATTGCGGCTATAACTGCCGAAAAGACAACCCAAAACACACGTTCGCCGTTGCTTACATCTTTTTTGTTTAGCTTAGTAGTTTGTTCAACAGTCTCTACTCTATCTTCGAGCCTGTCTAAACGCATGATAAATCTATCGTTTTGTTTCAATACAGTGGTTACCCTTTCTTCTATACGAGCAATAGTTATGACGGCATCTGCAAGCCTGTCTATTTTACCTTCTAATTTGTCTAATCTATTTGATACTTCGTCGATCACTTGTAACTCCATATATGTGGTCTAGGTCTACTTGGTTGCGCATCGAGCGTATCAAGATGTATAAATCGGCTATCGCCATGCTGTTTTACCCCTAGCCCTGTAATACCATGTTTAAGGGCTACTTCAATTAAATTTAAAGCATCCTTGCCACGTATTAGTATGTCGATCGCCTTACCAGAAGCATGGGCCCCTGGCGTTTTTTTCTTGGCTTCTATTGGATGAGTTTTATCTCGATAAGCACTAGTTACTATAAAAGGCACTCCTACCTCTTCTCGTATTATATCTAGTTTTTGCATGAAATCATCATCCATATTGCAAATACCACTATGTTTGCACTTTAATTCATTTTCAGAAAAGTATTTCCAGTTAGCCATTGTTGTCCTTTTTTAAATTAGGTTTAATTTTATCTTCTTTAATAAAACTTTTTACTTCTTCAGAAATATGTAGCTGTGCACTTTGTTTAACTTTTAAATCAAACGCAATTTCTGCTATAGCACTTTGTAATTTAACTAAAAGGTTAAGATGCTCTAAAACCCTAGAAGTAAGGTTTTTTATTAAATATTGTTCACCATCAAAATTGACTGAGTCAATTTCTTGTTTTTTATCTGACATAGTTTACTCCTTATCTTTGCCGGATGAGTTGGAAGCTCCAAAATAAAAAGAAATAACAGCACTAGCTAATCCCCCTAAATACCCAAGAACCAAGTTAATTAAAGCTTCACTATTTTGTTCTGGTGGCTGTAAAGTTACTAAAAATATATAACCCATAAACCCACAAATAGTAACAAACCCTAAAGTTCTTGTTGTCCAATCTTTACTAAATTTAACACGTGCATCTTGTTTATCTGCAGTTTCTAAAGCAAAAATATCAACTTCTAGTTCTTTCATTTGAACTTCAAATTGTGCTTCAGCTTTTTTAAGTTCAAGCATTTGTTCTGGGCTTGCGGTTTGTATTGCTTGACTAATTGCTTTGGGTTCTGGGGCGCACCCAAGAACTTGCGCAACAACTGAGGCTGCTTGTCCACCTAAAGGCCCACCTAATGCGGATCCTAGTGTTGGTGCTACTGCACCTATTACATTTTTAATTAAGTTAAATTTCATATTTACTCCTTGTTATAATTATTCTACAGTTGGTAGTTCGCCAATCGGTCTAACTGCTGGGTCTGCATTGTTGTATACATACAAAGCTGCTAAAGCATCTACGTCTGCAGCATTTGTAATCTGTGTACACATAGCGTTAGCTTTAGTTCTTACTGCAGCTCTTTTAGTTGTAATAGAACTAGGTACTGCTGTACCACCTTCTGCAGCTCTAACCACCATCCAGTCTGTAGGTGATAGTCTACTAGCTGCTCCTGAGTTGATAACTTCTTTGTGTAAAGTTTTTAAGCCTTTACTTTTTACTTCGCCCTCTGTACCAAAACCATCTGTTTCGTCTTGTGCAGTGTATAAAGTATCTGCTATAGCTCTTGCTGTAGCTGTTCCATAGGTGGCTGTAACTTTACCACTTGCAAAGTTAAACGATTGGTCAGTATTAATGTAATATTTAGGGTTTTTATAATTGGTGTTATCTATTATAACTTCATAAATACTTATAGCTTCTAGCTCAGAGCTAGTCCACATACTAAAAATATTACTAGGATAATTTACATCTCCTATGGTTAATTGTTTAGGTCGTGTGTAAATTTGGGTTACACTGCCTGATTCTACTAATGCCCACATAATCTTTACCTCGCTGTTGTTGGAATACTATTAGTATCTGTTGATGTTACAAATGGGTTTTCTGCAAAAGCCATATAGATGTATGTATGGTCGCTAAAATTAAGGTTATTATCATCTCTGCATTTAAACCCATTACTTAAAAAATCTATATTTTTAGTTGTACTTGTTCCTTGAGGATCAGATGTATTGGCGGTTAAATAATCATTCATTACATTTGATGTACTTCTAGCAGTATCTATAATATCCCAAGACATACCTGCTTGAGTAGATTTAAACATTATCCATCTTGGTTTAAATCCTGTATAAACAAAAGCGCCGTCATCACTAGAATTTCCGCGGTACTTTCCAAACTTGCTGTAGCCTTGTTTTTCTGCAAAGCAGTAGGCTATATAGTCCTCGCCGCTAGTATTTGTTTGTACAACTGAGCCACCGCCACTTCTAATAGAAAAAATTGTTGAAGTGCCACGACTACCAGCGTTTGATAAAACTCTGCCTTGCGTACTATCACTTATGCCATCAGTAGTATTTAGTTCTAAAGAATGATTTGCGTCTACACCCTCAGACCAAACTACCCAATTTACTGCTGCATCTCTATTTTTAACTATCACAGCATTTGCTCTTACACCTAAACCATGTCCTATAGTTTGGTCAGAAGTAGAGCCATTACCTGTATAAGTAACAATACTAAATCCAGCATCTTGATTGACTTGTACAGTTGAATTAATATCTCCATCCGTATTGCTTGCGGTCGTACCACCATTACATTTCCATTGCCATCCGACAAAAGTTGCTCCATTGAGATTGGCTGTTCCATTACTGCCCAAAGTAAAACCATCTGTGTTAAATGCAGTTACTCCACTTACAGTTTCTTCTGCCGCTGTTAAGTTTGAATATATTTGTTTGGTTGCACCCCTGCTTGAATCAACCAAAGCATGGTGTGAAGTATCACTTCTTTTTTTAGTCCAAACCCAATCAGGCTGTAAATCACTATTACCATCATTAGTAACAGCTAAAGTTCCACTATTACCAGTATAAAGAGCAGTCTGAAAATATGCTGATGGATCGTCTATATTTGTATAAGCCATTATCCGTACTCCGCTAAGTTTTTAGTGCATAAGGCGTAGTAGCCTGTAGGTGGCGCATACTCGAATGTTCCATATCCGTTAGCATCTGTCGCTGCACTTGATGGTGTCCATGCTGAATAGCCACCAAAGTTATATTGTACTTCATCATTAATAGTGCCATGAAAAGGTACTACCATTTTGTTTGCTGCATCAAAAATAGAAGAATTAGCAATACCACTTTGTAATGTACCATTACAATAAATGCTAATTTGATTATCGTCCATGTTTAAAGCTATTGCTATAATATCTCCTGGAGTATGAAAGTCACCAAATTCATCTAGCGAACCATAAGTTCTTGTACCGCTATTAAAATATTCTCGTCTAGCTGCTGATATATTATAGTTAAATGTTGAATTAACTTCATGTGGGTCTGAAGTAACTAAAACATTAGCACCATCATCAACAGCACTAATACCGGGGTAATGTGAGACTTGTTGTGAAAGTTTCATTTCCCAATACCATTTACCCGCTGTTACTCCAAAAGTACCAAAAGCACCACCAACTCCACCACCTGTATCGTCGCCATATACTGTAGCACCATTAATCATTCCACCTGCATTAGTGCCATATTTAAAATTAACATTAGGGTTGAGAGTACAAAAATTATTAGTAGGTGTATCAGTTGCTTGGTCGGATGCATCCATATTGTATTCTGTGTAATCATTTCCATTACCACTTTCATCATCACCCAAATCACCTGCATCAGCATAATCTAAATAAACTCCGTTTGTACCATAAGAACCTGTGTATTTTTTAGGAATCCAAATACCAGTATCACTATCAACTTCTCCAAACTCTGTAGGCGCTAATGCTTGTCCATCAATTAAATGTGTTTCAGCTATATATTCTGAAGCTACAGCTGTTGGATTGCCCCCATTGGTAAAGAGTCCTAGTTCATGCTGTATTCCTGTATTTACACCAGTATCGTAATTTTGACTTATATGACTAACTACAGAATCTGTTGATGCTTGTTCACCATTCACATAAATTTTAACTCTATTAGTATTTGTTGCTTGTGTTGTATCTATAGCACACACAAAATGATACCATGCCGAACAATCTCTAAAAAGAGCATCAGTACGATAATATCCTGTGTAAGCACTATTAGTATAAAAAGAAACTTGTAAAGAATTATTAGTGTGATGACCTATTCTAAAACTGGGTCCTGTAGATGTATAATCACCTGCCGAATAAAGAGTTGACCAGTCAGATACTCCAGTATTAATATGGGAGAATTTTACCCACGCAGAGAAAGTAAATGTTCGCTGGTTGCCACTACTTGATGGTGTTCTATACAAACTTTCATTGGTGTTTTTATCAAAAGAAATAGAGTTATCAATCTCATAAGCTGCAGTAGATATGCTTCCACGATTTGCCGTTCTTTGTAGGACCTCCATTTTAGGTCTGGGCCATATTCTGGACTCTGCCTATTTCTTGCCACACAGATCCGTTGTATCTAAATGAGAATATATCAGTTTTGTTTGCGGTAGCCGTAACCGTAGGGGCTGTTGAAGCTGCAAATTCAAACACAGTATTCCAAGCAACTGTCCTAGCTGTACCACCTTGTGCTATTTCTACAGAAATAATTGCACCTTCTACAGCATTACTTGGAGCCGATATAGTTGTATTTTCACTTGTAACATAATATGCGTTAGCTGCTGCTGCTGCATCCCAAGCTGTAGCATTAGAACTTGATGTTATTGCAACTTGTGTAATTTTTGCTGAAGTTGCTGCTGTAACTACACCTGAAAAAGATGCTGTTGCAAAAGTTGTTGGTGTAATATTAGCAGAACCATCAAAACTTACCCCACCAATAGTTCTAGCAGTTGTTAAAGTAGCTGCTGAGCCTGTTGTGTTTTGGTTTAATGTTCCTACTGTAAAATCTAAAGTGTTATCTGCATCTTGATAAGCTACGGTTATGCCCGATTCAGTATTTGAACCAACCATAGCTCCTACAGTATCTGCTATAAATTCATTAAGAGCTGTGCCATCTACTGTAATTGCATCGGCTTCTAAAGTCCCGTCTATATCAGCATCGCCTGAAACATCTAAACTTGCTGCATCTACTTCTCCTGCTACTGTCAATACTCCATCGGCAAGAGTCATTAAATCTGTATCGTCTGTATGACCAATAGTAGTACCATTAACTATTACATTATCAACAGTAAGAGTTGTAAGAGTTCCAAGACTTGTAATATTTGATTGTGCTGCACCTGTAACCGTTGCTGCAGTTCCTGAAGCGTTTCCGGTTACGTTACCTGTAAGTGCTCCTGCAAAAGCTGTTGCAGTTAGTGTTCCTGAACTTGGATTATAAGTTAAATTACCATCTGACTCTAAACCTAAATTACCACCATCTACATCACCACCTGCTGTAAATATAACAGCGTTTTCTTCATTTGTACTTTCGTTGTCTGTTATCGTAACTGTAGTTGCAATAGCAGCAGTACCTGTAGTGTCTTGATTAAGTGTGCCAATTGTAAAGTCTAGTGTGTTATCAGCATCTTGATAGGCAACTGTAATTCCTGTTTCAGTATTACTTGATACCATAGCACCAACTGTGTCAGAAATAGTTTCAGCTAGTGTTACACCTCCAATAGTTATTGCATCAGCTTCTAAAGTACCATCAATATCTGCATCTCCTGATATATCAAGGCTTCCTGCATCAAGCTCACCCGCTATTGTAAGCAGGCCACTAGATGGGTTATAAGTAAAACCCGTATCGGTTTCTATTCCTTGCGTACCTGTTGCCCCATCTACAAAAGTTGGAAATACCGTTTCATCAGTGGAATTGTTTGCTGTTGCATTTATGTTATCTCTAACTTCTTCAAGTACAACCGCAGTTAGTCTTAATTCGGCTTTATCGCCTGAACTAAATGCTCTTGCAGAAGTATTATCTTGGGCTCTTACAATTGTTAAAGTATTACTACTACGGGCAGTAACTTTTACAATTTCTGTATTAGTTTCGTCATCAAAGGTGCAATAAAAGTGCTCGCCTGCACTTAGGGAAGGGAATACAGATCCATCAGCTACATTAGCACTAGTTACACTATTGTTTATGTCTGCTGAAAGAGTTGTTGTGGCATTGTTAGTATATTTAATACTCGCCATTTAAAAAACTCCTAAAAATTAACTAACAGTAACAGTCCAAGTGATCGTAATAGCGTCAGCTGAACCTTTGTTAACTACATCAAACTCAGTATGACATAACAAAGTACCGCCAGAAGAAGCATTTAAAATACCTGCTTCTACCACTGCACCTGTTCCTGTACCCGCTGGGAATGTAGCTACATAAGTTACTACAGCACTAGAAACCGTACCACTTGTAAGGGCAACCCTACCAAGTTCAGTTCCTAACGCAGTATCACCAGCTGCTGGGTTGGTTGTGTTAGATCCGATAGCCATGTGTGTCATTGCTGCTGGGCTGTTTGAAGTTGTTTTTATCATACTTGCAGCCACAAAGTTTTTACCTGCGGTAACAACTATGTTATCAATTTCACGTACAACCTCATCATTTAGACGAACTTCTACTTTACCTTTTAGATTAAAACCATCATTAATCATATTTTCTCCTAATTAAAACTATAAGTGTTTAGAGGCGATGCATTCAATACACTGTTTGCACCAGATATACGTAGAACACTTATCGACTCAGATATTGTAGCACTATCTGACGCAGATGTACTAAAACTATATGCCAAGGTTTCTGAAACAGACGGCGTTTCAGCTAGGGCTTTTGCAAAAGATGTTACTGATGACTCTGATATTGAAGTTGAATCAGCAACAGTAGTTGAATAAGCTAAAGCCACAACATCACTTAGTGTAGCAGAGTGTCCTATACCAGTTGAAAAATCAGTGGTTAGAGGGTCACTATTACTTGCTGTATCAACTAAACTAACAGATTCAGAAAAAGCCCTTACAAAACTTACTACTTTACTAAAACTTTCACTAACAGAAACAGACTCTGTTTGTGTACCTAAAGCAAAGGCTAACGCGGCTTCTTCTTCTAAAGTAGCTGTTTCTCCTAGCGCTTTAGCAAAACTTGTAATAGCCACAGACTCTGAAATAGTGACTGTTTCTGCGTTTGGATGCCCTACAACAAAAAATAAATCTTTAGAATAAGCATCTAGTATTACATCTACAGCAGACAAATTTACATACTGTACAAGCCCATTGATATCTGTAAATGTAACGGTTGACTTTAAGTCAACGTAACTAACTGTTTGTTTGAACGCCATTAATCAAAGTCTTCTCTAACTTTGAACTTAATGAAATCTTGTACGGTTTGTATACCGCCTCCAGAAGTTGTGTATTCAAGTTCTCCCTCGAAGGTTCCTGCTGCCGTCCAAGTCCCCGAAGGAAAATTAATTGCGCATTGGCCATTAGCCGCACTTGTTAAAGTAGCTGTAATAGTGGAAAGAACAGTAGTTTGGCCAACTTCTCTAATTCTTAGTCTAACTGTACCGCTTGTTAAATTAACAGCTTCCCATGTACTACTATCATCAGCATCTAGTGTAAAACCCGATGCCGCAGAATTACTGTCTTTTAATGTAAAGTTAAGTTGTGGGAGAGTGTCTCCTACTACTAATTTTAATGTGTCTGAATATGCCATAAATTACCTCTTATTATACCTAATTTTCTCTGTCAAACCCACCTACTTGATTGTAGCCCGGTATGAAGTCATCTATTTTTAATTTACCCTGTGGGAAATCCCATAGTTTTTCAAAAGTTGGTCCTAGTGGGCCAACAAAGAAAGGATCTCCATAGGTTTTGCCAGAAATTACAGGTAGCATAAGTGCGAATGGTCCTAATGCCCCACTTCTATCAAGTATTTCCATAGAGTATTCTCCATAGTCCATGTCTAAAGATTTTCTATAATTTTTTTCTGTAGAGTCTACACCTGGAAGAGCCCAAGCCAATCCACCTTTAAACCTTTCTCGCAAATCAAATCCTAGCATAGTCAATGGAATCAAAGTAGCTGCAGCTAAAAGCAACGGTGCTGCAGATTGAGACATAGGTTCTCCTGCTTCTCTCCTTGCGTTCATCTCTCGACCTATACCACCAATAACAACTTTACCATAGGCATAGAAGAAAGCTTTTAATTGCCAAACTAAAGCAAATCTAGGATCTGAAGCCCAAGCAGGTCTTTCAGAAGCATTGGGTCTTACAATAGACTCATCTACAAATCTATATAAAGCTACTTTTACTTTTTTACCAGCAGGGGTTTCAAGTGATTGTTCGCCAGCGTTCCAATCTGCAACGTCTTGTGGAGTTAAATCTAATTCTTTTAAATACCTAATAGAACGTTGATCACCCTCTTGCGCCCTTCTGCCATGTTCAATAATAAAACTTTTACCCATACCAGCAGCAAAAACCCTAGTAAATTTAGTAAACCACTCTGTCCCTGTATATTTAAAAAAAGCTTCATTCGCACGTTTAGAGCCTTCTGTCATGTAGTCCATTTCACCCGCATTAACAAACATCATGTTAATTGCATCGGTGCTAACAGCCCCTATATCGTAGGCCAATCGCATGGCTTCTTCATCGCCTTTTAAAGCATTATAAAATATTTTTGCTGTCTCCCTTAACTTAGGTAGTTCTTTAGACCTAAGCACAGGTCCTGCTACATCAGGGAAAGATGCAAACACTGTTAAAGCCAACAAGCCAAAAATGTTTGCTGTTAAAGCCCAACTGTTTGCAGTTTTTAATTTAGGGTATTTTACAAATAACTCTGGGTTAATCTTACCCAAAGAAGCTAGCACCATGCTTGTAGCAATCTCTTTGTCTTTTTCAGTAGGAAGCTGATCTATTAACTCTTGTATACGTTTAGCCCCGCCCCTTTTGTTTAATTCATTTCGTTTAATTGTAGAAGTTACATAATTACGCAAAGCTTGTGCTGGGTTTACAAGAGCCGAGTTGTCTTTTTCATCTACAGCATTTCTTAATTCTGTAGTAGGGATGTTTCTAAATGCATCAGATCTACTTTTAGAAAGTCCCAATGCAAATTTTCCAGCATCGCTGTAAAGATCTATATTAGTGTTTTCAGGATCAGATATAAGAAGATTTACCATTTCTCTTGCAACTTTAGGGGTAATAGTAAACTCTTTTTCGCCGTCTTTAAACTTTTTACCTTTGTTAAACTCTACTAATAAAGCAACAACTTTATCTTGTATTACAGTGCTGTTTTCTATGTTTTGTAAAGCAATAGAACGCGGAAAATAATTGCTCATTTTTCTTATGCCAGCATACTTTGCAAAGTTTTCGTCATCATACATTTTTGATAAAAACTCTCTAATTTCACGTGCTTTAGGGCTTAGTTTATCAGTGTTTACTCGGCCATCTTCTGCTTCATACAAAATCTCCATAGCTTCATCAGTGACTTCGCTAAGTTCTTCAAAACCTAAAATACGAGCTATTTTATTTGTGTACTCATATATTTTTTGTTGTTTAGCTTTACTCCAACCTAACTCACTAGTTGTTTGTGATTGAGAATATAAAATGTTTGCTATTTTGACACCTATAGGCCCAAGTCCCCTAAGCATGTTATCAGCTGTATAAGATATTTCTTTACCTACGCCAAGCGCTTTTCTAATCCATCTTGCTGTCTTAGATTCAGATTCAGCTAGTTTTTTTGCTGTTCTTGCTAGTCTTTCTACTGCGGGTTTTGACCCCGCATTTTTAGATATTTTTGGTAACTCATCAATAACAATACTTCTTATAATTGCGCTATTGAACATTCGGTTTGGTGTACGTTGTGGGTTACCTAATCCACGTTTTCTATCAGAAATAAGTTTTGTTATATACTCATCAAAAGCCGGATCTACTTTAAATCTGTTTCTAAATGATTGAGACATCTTTTTAAAGAAAGCTCTTAGTTTTGCAGCTATTCTTTTGTAAATAGCTTCTCCACCGTCAGTTGCTTTTGCGGTTTCATCAAGTAAAAACTTAGCAATTTGGTTAGCACCATGTTCTTCAAATCTGGCTGCTATGTTTTTAGGTTCTGAACCTTCCATACCAGGAAAGTTTAAATCTTGCTCTAGTTCAAACTTCTTAAAGTTTGCCACAAGTAACTTATAAGCATTACTATTTTGTTTTAGACTCATAGAAAACTCTTGTTCTAAAATAGAGTGGCCTAACTCGTGCATGAGAGAAATAGCTGCTTTGCCTTCTGCTTCAGCGCTTGCGCCTTTTTTAGCATCAATAATTATAAAATCTGCGCCGTCTGCTCCAGTTCGATAACTAATAATTCTACCACCAGCATTACCCTGGCGTATATATTCTTGTTCTTTCATAATTTCATTTAAGACTTGGTTGTTTCCTACATCTCTAAACTTAACTACATCATCAGTAGTAAAAATATATATATCACGCTTGTTTTTAAAATCATTCCTAACAATATTCATAACTGTAGGTAAAAATTTAGCATCTTGAAAAGACTCAGTAACTTTTTTTGATATAAAAGATACAGGGTCTCTTCTAGTAGTTTCAGGTCGTAAAGGGTCTTTAGGTCTGTTTTTAAACTCGTCTGCAACCCTTGCATCTGCCATATCTGTAGAGTCTAGGGCTATGTTTTTTTGTGTGGTGTCTGGTGCTGGCAATGGACCTTGTGCTAAAACAGGGTCATAGCTCCCTTTTGTTTCTAATTGCCTTACAAAACTAATACTTCCTTCAATACCTAATTCTTTTTCTACCCGTGCTTTTTCTCTTTTTAAAATGGTTAAATCTTCTGCAAGCTGGTTTCTTTCCTTTCTTCTTTCGGGTTCAGGTACAGACTCTACTACACCTGTAGTAGGGTCTATCGTGCTTGCAAATTTTAAAAACTCTACACGTTCTTCTTTAGTTTTAATTGAAGCTTGTATTTTGTTATATAAACTACCTAATCCACCCTCTTCCAAATTTTCGTTTATTACCCTGGTTATTTTTTTTTGAATTCTAGCAATTATTGTTCTTGTACGCTCTTGATTAGCATCTTGATTTACAGGAACAGTAGCAGCCTCGCCAGTAGTACCACCAGCAGCACCACTTTCTCCACCTGTAGCTATAAATTCGTCTGGGTTTTTAGGTTGTGTAGCGGTTCCAGCTAATTGTTGCCTACTTAAATCCCTTTCTGCAGCAGTACCTTCCTCTTCTGTTTTTAATGCAACTTGTAAAGCAGCTAGTTCTTGTCCAATACTTTCGTATGGCTTTCTTGGATTTTCTAAGTCTTTTATTTCTGCTTCTATTTTAGCTCTTTGTTCTTCAGAAAGACTGTTAGAAGTTGCTAACTTTTTTTCTCGTTTAGCTATTTCTTCGGGCGCATTTTCAAGGTCTTGTATACGATTTTGTAATTCAGTACTTCTATCAGAAAACTCGCCACGTTCTGCAGCTAGTTCTGTCATAGAAAATTGTTGGTCCCCTCGGCCTTTTGTGTAAACAACTGCTTCTGCTTCTTCTTCTGCAGTTAATTCTGCTATTGGTTTACCATTCCAAAAGAGCTCATACCCTAAAACTAAAGCTTCTGCTGCAGCTATTTGAAAGCCTTGGTTAGCAGTTTCTAAGTCGCCAGTAGCACTAACTTGAGCTTTGGTTCTATTGTTATATCCACGACCGAAGTTAGTAAGTCTTGGCATATCTACAGGCTGAGACTTTTCTCCTTTCTCTTTATTTGCTGGAGTTAAAACTGTCCAAGGAGAACCTTTATATTTTCTAGCTGTAATTTTTGCTTCTTTTACCCAATGCGCAACTTCTACATCCATATCTAACTCACCCGGTAAGGTGTACTTAAGCATGCCGTGACGAGGAGTGCCGTCTTCATCTTGTCCAATTTCAATAATATCAAAGTAAAATGCCTGTCCAGCTTCTTTAGATCTTTTTGCAAAGTTTTTAAGAAGAGAATTTGAATAAATATTGTCTTTTATATTAGCAATAAGTTCAGGTTGAAAACCAAATGCGTAAACCAAAGCATTTTCTTTGCTTGTTTCGTAAGCTTCGGCTGCAGTTACGCCTTGCCCCCCGCTGTCTGGTTTTGTACTCATGGGTCTAGTTGAGTCATTCCCTTTCCACCCTTGTTCTTTTTGTCTGTCTTCTGTGTTTTGAGACTCGTGTTTAGAAGATTTAATTGGGTCAGCTTTAGAACCTGGCTCATCTGTTACTAACTCAGACTCAAAAGAAGTTGCTCCCATTGCACCAGCTGCAAAAGATGCCATACGATCATCAAGAGCTGCTAAATCTAATTCATCAACCTGTTCTTCTTGGGAAGCTATACCTGCAAGTTCTTGTTGAAGTTGGCCTTCTGGGGCCGCTTCTTGAGCACCGCTTGCTCCCTGTCTAATAAGTTCAATAGCTTGGAAGTCTTGTCTTAAAGTCTGTTGTTTTTGTGGAGATAGGTTTTCTATTCCGCCTGCTGCTCTTGCTTCTTTTAAAAGCCCTTGATACCTAGCAATTAATGCTTCATCTTCTTTAGCAGTTTGCTGGTCCTCAAGGTCCATACTACGTTTTTTAGGTTGCTGTTCTGCATCCTCAAAAAGTTCTTTTTGTATGGGAGTAATAGCCTTGTTTCGTTCTTCAACGTGTTGTTCTACAGGTTTAGTAACAATGTTCGCATCTGGTCCGAATAATTTTATAGCTGCTTCTTTTGTTGATTTTTCGTCTTGTACGTTTGTATTTTGATACCAAACGGGTACATTACTATCATTCAATACTTCTACAACTATATCCCCAGATTTGTCTCTACTATGTGAATAACCAAGTATTTCAGCCAAAGTATTATCTAAAGCTGCTGTGTCATATAAATTTTCATCGGTTTGTTCTTGAAACCTTTGTCTAAGTTCTGGGTTAGTAGTAAGCAACATCCCCATCGATCTG